GACGTTAAACACGAGATAACCAGTAAGGTAAGGGAACACGCTATCCCGGAGTGCGTGATTTTCGAGTATCATATTTAGCACCTGCTTCGTAAGGGTCTCCTCTGACTCATCGTCTGTGTCAGCCATGGATCGGTACTACCTTACGAGGTCCGTACAAAAATCTACCAACGAATTTCCGAGGGTCGTGTGTCTTCTGGGCAAGTCGGGTATAGGCAAGACGTGGGCCGCCCGGAAAGCCCTCGGACCCAACTTTGTCGAATTGACTTCTGAAATTCTTCGGTCCCGCCAAGACACGAATGAATTTCTGGAGAAAATTCGAGGGACTGAAATCCCTATACTTCTGGACGAGTACGAGACACTGACCGACCTGGTCGGACTGCGTGACCTGACCGAACCCCCCACCAACGGCCCTTTCATAGTCACCTCACAGGTCGTCCCCAAATTTGAATTTGAAATTGAGGTCCGAGAATTTCCCACGAAGACCTTTGCCGAAATCAAGACCCTATGTCCGGACGCGACAGACGAAAATATCCGTGCGTCCAAGGGGGACCTGAGATGGGTCTTCAGTTCTTTGGAGTTCAGCTCGGACGCCCGGGACGACTTCAATTCTCCTCGAGAATTCGTGACTGACCTGGTGTCCATGTATTCGAAAGTCAACCCTGTGGACTTTGTGGGTCATCCAGTGTCCGAGCCTGGGAACATGGCCTCAATTTTGAATGCAAATTATGTCGATGCACCGGCCAAGGCCAAGCTGGACCTGGCGCAGATAGCCGACTATTTCAGCCAGGCTGACGTCATAGAAGACCGGGTCTTTTCGGGTTCATGGGACCTTCTGCCGTACTTCAACTTGTTCGGGTGTATCCTGCCTGCGGTGGCCATAGGCCACACACTCAAGCCGCCGCTCAAACCAGGCTCGACCTGGACAAAGTACCAAAATATTTGCATGCGAAATAAGAAAATCAAATTGATGTCTCGGAGGGTCCCACGGATGGACCTGGACCTGGATGGGCTCCTGCTCTTGAGGACTATGGCCGAGGCGGGTGACTATGAGATTTTGCGCGAGTACGGGATCCAACCACAAGACGTCGACGTGATGAGCCACCTGAGTCCGCTGCGCAAGTTAAAGCCCAAGACCCTCAGTACAATCAAGAAATGGCTCAGCCCGAACCAGAACCCGAGTTTGAATTCGTAAAGGTCCAGGGGTCGGACGTGTACTTTCACTGTGAGGTCAGTGAGGAGTCGGTCCTGGAGCTCAATTTGAAAGTGAAAAAGCTCGCCCATGAACTCCGCCACAAGCACTTGGACCTGGGTCTCGACCACATCAAGCCCGAGATTCGGATCTTCATCAAGTCTGAAGGAGGTGATCTCCACTCGGGTCTGAGCGCCATGGACTGCCTACGGAGTCTCAACCGTACCGTCAAAGTGCGGACTATCGCAGACGGCGTGTGCGCCTCGGCAGCGACATTCATACTGTTGGGTGGTCGGACACGCTACATGACTCCTAACTCGTACGTATTGATTCATCAACTCAATATGGACGGGCAGTGGGGGAAGTTTGAGGATTTCAAGGACCAAATGGGAAACCTTGAGCAATTTATGGAGAGATTTCGCAAGATTTATCTAGCCGAGACGCAAGTTCCTGAGGACAAGCTCGAGAAGCTTCTCAAGCGCGACATGTACATGGACTCGAAGAAGTGCCTCAAGTGGGGGGTCGTGGATGACTTGTGGGTTTGAGACCGAGTCGGGAGTCGCTGAGCGACTCTGGCTCGTGATCCGCTGCGCGGTCACAGTTGCTGCGCAACTGGTTCTAGTCCTCCTTCGACTGGGGCTCGGGCTCATCGGGTGTCGTCTCCACCACAACCGGAGCCGCCTCCTGAGCTGCGGGGCGAGCCGCCATCACCGGCATGCGGATCGCACCCTGGGCGAATTTCTTGTTAAACTTTTTGTACAGGAAATAGCCAATGACGAGGATGGCCACCACGGCCACCACGTTAAAGATGTTGAACGGGGACTTGGAGGCCAGGTCCTGGATAGTCGAGCGCTTAAGGTGATCAACGACGGGCGCGGGCGTGGCCATTACAAAGAAAAGATGTTTTCTTCACGCCAGGGTGCCGCACCCTGACTTGGTGCCCAATGGAAATCGAGCAGGCTGCGTGGGACGCGTTCGAGTCCTTTAGGACCCCGAGCCCACCACCATGTCTGACCGTAGACGAGTACCACTGCGAGTGCGGCGGACGCAAGTCATTCGATGTGTACGACGACCTTCCCGTATGTATCGAATGTGGTCGAGTTGACGAGTCGTACGTTTCAGAAGAGGCTGAGTGGCGCTCCGGATTGGACGACGGCAATCAAGGCAAAGACCCGTCGCGTATCGGAGCTCCTGTGAATACGGACCACTTTTCGATGGCCTGGGGGCAAGGCACCCTCATCCGAGTTGCTGGGACATGGAAGGGTGGGACGTACAAACAAATGCGCATGGCCCGAATCCATCAGCACTCGACTATGAATCACCGAGACAGGGCACTTTTCCATGCGTACGAATCTTTGGACAAGGTGGGCAAGCAGATACTGGACTTGCCGGCGAACGTCTTGTATCAGGCTAAAATCAAGTACAAGGCGTTCAATGAAGCCGTCCTGACTCGAGGGGCGGTCCGGAACGGTATCAAGGCCAACTGTATCTTTCAGGCGTGCCGAGAATTTGGAGTCGCCCGGACGACCAAAGAGATTGCGGACGCGTTCGGGATCCCGGCTCGTGACCTTTCCCGTACGACCGAGATATTTCAAGAGCAGGTTCCAGACCAGAAGGTCCACGTCACAACTCCGGCTGACCTGATTGCACGTTTCGTCAATGACATCACGTGTATACCAGAAGCTATGCGCGGTCGTATCAAGATGAAGATTGTCAAGGGGTGCAAGGCTCTCGACGAGTGTGTGGAGCTCATGGGCCGGACACCCAAGGCTGTGGCGTGTGCCGTCATCTTCCACGTCCTGACTCTCGAGGGCCTCAAGCCGAACAAGGCGGAGATTTGCAGAATTTGCGACGTGTCTGTCCCGACACTCGGGAAGATTGAAGCGATAGTTAAGGAATCGGGACTTTTGTAATTAAATGAACACCGTCTTGTTCGTCAGTACGCCATGCTACGGCGGTATGTGTCTCCAGGCTTACGCCGAGTCTATGCTTCGTCTGCAACGTACGTGCGCCGCGAATGGCATCCAGATGATGCTCGACACGACCGAGAACGAGTCGCTTGTCCATCGGGCGCGCAACCTGGCCGTGGCGCGCTTTTACCAAAAGTGCCCTCAGGCGACTCATTTTCTGTTCATTGATGCGGACGTCCATTTCGATCCTGAATCCGTCATGCGCCTCCTGAAGGCTGATCACGACGTGTCAGTCGCGTGCTACCCCAAGAAGTGCGTCATGTGGGACCAGTCCGAGGCGTACGTCAAGTCGGGAGCCGAGCGCAAGGACCTGGCCCGCGTCTCCGCATCTCTGGTGATGAATTTCAAATCGGCAAACACAGCCATCCGTGATGGGTTTGCAGAGGTTCTGGACGGGCCGACGGGCTTCATGCTCATCAAGCGTGACGTGTTCACCAAGATGCACGACAAGTACCCTGAACTCCTGTGCGTCAATGACCACCAGAATCGGGACCTAGACACGTATCACGCCGTGTTCGACTGTATGATCGACCCCGTCTCTCGCCGGTACCTATCTGAAGACTACGCCTTTTGCCGTCGCTGGCAGCAAATGGGTGGTCAGATTTACGCCGACTGTATGACGACCCTAGGCCACGTCGGCAATATCCGGTTCTTCGGCTCCCTCGAGGAGCGGCTTAAGGCTTAGCTTCCAATTATCACTAATGTCCACGATGATGCACCTCGTGGCTGAGACCCGCAACAAGGCGATCGTGGCCACGACCCTACACACGATGATGAACATTCACGTTCAGTGTATGCAGCGCGGGTGCCATCTCGAGATTCACTTCGTCGATGACAAGTCAACCCTGCCCAAGCTCATCAAGACGGGAGAGCGCATCTTCTGGATGGAGTACGGGACAAATCTGAACACTGAAATCTTGTCCAAGGTTTTCGAGCCTTTGCCGAAGGGCCTGTCGGTCCTCGTCTTCCCGTCCGTCAAGGAGGGGATCAACTGGGACCAGTTCGCCAAAAAGACCAAGGCTGGTTCGACCGAGCCTGCCCACCAGCGTGGCCTCGCGTTCGATACCGAGGTTGGTCGTAAACTTTCTGACGGTATTTACGAGTGCGCAAAGACTTCTGCGCGCGTATGGGTCATGGACGCCAAACCGGTCGACAAGAAGCTTCGGGGCGGCAAGACGACTGTGACACTTCCACTCGACGACAATGAGGCGATGTTTTCTCGGCTCTTGAATTTGGACGTAAAAATTGGTGTCGCGGCAGAGGCAACAGTCATCTGTCACTTTGTTCATGAATGCTTTGGAAACATCCTCGAGGCGGCAGGAGTTGAACTTGCCGCTTAGAGAGTCGAGTTGCTTAATTTATAACTAAAATGGCTCTAGAATTCATCCAGACGGCATGGCAAGGCGCTGCTGCCGGACGATTTCCAGGGCCCCAACCTGTGTCGATAGAACGTCGGCACTTCTGTCTCCTCAAACGCCAACCCTACCTGGTGTCTGAAAAGACTGACGGCGTTCGACACCTGCTCGTGAGCACCGTGGAAGGGCTCGTGGCCTTGGTGAATCGTGCATTCCTCGTCGAGCCCGTGAAGATTCGGGTTCCGAAGGACACGCTTCTGGATGGAGAGCTCGTCAAGACGCGCGCGGGCAAGATGCTCTTTGTGGTCTATGACGCGGTTCGGGTCAAGGGTGAGAACCTCATGCAAGCGCCACTTACAGAGCGTCTCGAAAAGGCTCGAGGGGTTCTCAAGGGGATCATCAAGACGGCTGGAGCTCCTTTTGAGATCCGGGTCAAGTCTATGTGGACCTTGGGAAGTCCCTTTCCGGATCTAAATTCATTCGAGTACGAGACGGACGGTCTGGTTTTCACCCCTGTCAATGAGCCTATCCGCATGGGCACCCACGAGACCATGTTCAAGTGGAAGCCCCGCGAACGCATCACGATCGATTTTTGTTTGCAAAATGGCCATGAACTTTTCGTCCAGGACCGAGGCGAGCCGTACAAGGAGGCTGAACTGCACACCCGGAACAAGAGGCCCGACTTGCCCAACGGGACAATAGTAGAGTGTGGCTACGGGGACTTGGGGTGGTTTGTCGAGAAGATCCGAACCGACAAGACGCATGCAAACAACCGACGGACCTATTTCCGCACCTTGGTGAACATCCGCGAAAACATCCAGCTTCAGGACCTGTACCAAGCCATATAGAACGGCGCACACTTGGGCACCTCGTTTAATTCAGTGACCGTATCGTCATCCTTTATGTACCACTTGTCGTAGCGGCGTACCAGGAGCGCGTAGTGTCCTCCCCACTGTATACCGTGATGCAAAACCGCAGCGAACAGCTTGTGTCCGTGCAGCTCTTGAGGAATTTCAATAGGAAATTTCTGGTCGTACATCGCGAACGTCACCCCAAAAACCCGAGGCCATTCAGTCACGACCGTCCGGACCGCCGCCACGTGGTGTCTCTTGCCGTCATCATCCACGTACCCCTCTATTCCGACGTGTTTGAGACGGGCTTCGAGCAACTGCCCGAGACTCGTCGGACCGGTCGGACCTAGAATGAGGGTCACGAATTCTGAATCCTTTTTGGAGACTCCCCCCGGGTACACGGTCTCTTGGCACTCTTTTCCGTTGAAAATTGAACGGATCAGTTTTTGTCCAATTGACTTTTCAAATACGTCAATCAAAAGGACGATCACCTCTTGGGCGTCATGTTGGGATCCCCCTGTGAATGAAGGAAAACGTGTCCTGAAGGCGGCTAGGAGGGCACTCGGGTCTACAGGACCCACCCCATCCTTCAGAAACAGTTGACGTGCGACCCTTTGGTACTCACGCGTCACATCACAAGGCCCGTCGTAAGGGTCAGCCTCGAATAGAAACTTGCTCAAGGGAGGAACATGAGCCAGACACTGAACTGCCGTGTTGAAGTAGCACGTGTTGCCCAGGTTCAGCAGGCCCCTCATCACCTTAGAGACAAGGGCCGTCTAATCTCTAAATCAAAAATGGAGGCTCACCCTATTTTCGACAAATGGGCTCCGATCATCAATGCTCACAAGAACAGTCCAGGGACTGAGATCGAGATCCGGTTCGGCCGGGCGGGCCGTGGAGGCTTCGACACCAATGTAGGACAGGCTACATTCAAGAAGGTTCTCGGGTCCCTCGAGCGCTACACCGAGTGGGAGACCACCAAGCACACCAAGGCGACCGTGTATTACTTTGAGGGGTCCAAGCGCCTCACGGTCGACGATGAGACTGATGAGCAGGTTGGTCACATCAAAAAGCGTGTCAAGGTGGACGACTTTGTTCTGGACGGCAAGCCTCTCGACGTGCGTCTGGGTGTCTCAACCGAGGAGCCGTTCGAGTACGACGGTGAAGAGACGAGTACAGAGCAAAAGACCAAGGAGCGTTGGTCTTTTGTTCGCAAGAATCTCTCGATTGACATGTCCATCATCAAGGGGAACCCGGACGATCCGGATTCAGACGAAGACACGACTTACCAAATTGAATTGGAAATTATCAAGCCCGAGCTAGTCAACGACAACGACACGATGTACAACTTGCTGTACAAAATCTTCGACCTGCTCAAGTGCGTGGGGAACGCTTAGGGATGTTGGGCGTCTTACGGGGCTTGGGGACGTACGCAGGGATGTGCTTCATCTCACCAGTGACGGCGTTCTCGACGGTGCGTGCAGCGCGTGGAGGGCTTAAGGGTACTTCACGACTGAGCCACGTCTTTATCGCCGTCTTGACGTTCGCCGCCTTGGGCTTGGGTTTCTGGAACGCCAGGTTGGTCACGAGGTTCTTATACGCCTGGACCTTGTTGGCCGGCATCCAATTCGGGATTGAAATTCGAGACGTGTAACGGGCCCGGGGTGCCTCGTTCGCCCGAGCAGCCCGCGTCTCCTTCACGAACCGCTTGTAGAGCCGGTCGACGTTCGCCTTGAGTGGTTTCCCACGCGCCCCCATAGGCAACTTGTCGTAGTTCTTCATGAATAGGGCGTCGTTGCCATTTCTAGACATGTTCCCGAGGTTCGTGGCGAGTCTGGTCGCGTACTCGAGTTCAAGAGCGAATCTGGCATTGTTCCCAGAGTTGGAGTTGGCGGAGCTGGGAGGCGATGGAGTCTTGCGCCTTGGCGGACTCGGCACCCTGGCTGGCTTTTTGCCAGCCGCATGGGCCCGAAGGGTATTGAACCTGTTCACCTTGGCAGTGGCGTTGTATTCTGCATGGAAATTGGCAGGCAAGAGCTTCTTGGCAATCTTGTTCTGCTCTTCAGTGGGTATGGTCGCCCAGGCGCGCCGCGTCTGGACACCCTCACTCGTCGTCTTCTCTACGCGCCCATTATTCAGGAACGTATAGAAGGTGCCATTCACAAACACGTCATACGCCCGGTTGAGCTTATTGGACACGCCCGACTTGTTCTGAATAAGACTAATCAGCCGCGCCGGTGCCATCTTGGCATTCGCCTCCGGGATGTTCATGTTCCGGGCGATGGCCAGGAGCTCCGGCTTGGTCAGACGGGTCGCCTGGCGGTTGTTGATGCGGAGGATACGGTTCAGACCCATCTTTATCACGTGCTGTGGCGCCGGCTTGATTGAGATGGCGGTGTTGGCCGGAATCTTGAAGATGTTACGGACAGCCGCGGGGATGTTGCGCCCGGCGTCCGTGTACGCCTTGATGACCGTCTTGCGACCGGCGGCGATTCCAGCCGGTACAGCAAACCAGTACGGCTGCTTGCCCGGGCCTGGACGCACGTAGAACCCATTCTTGGTGGCGTTCCAGCTGGGCGCCCGCCGGTTCTTGGGGGCGCCCGCCTTTTTCACTGACGTGGCGGCTGCAGCGTTTGCGAGGGGGTGGCCAGCCCGGATAAAGGCATTCAGAGTCGCCCGAGGGATTGGCACACCGGCATTCGCATACGCCTTGGCAACCTTGGGCCCCACACCCGACATGTTCAGCGCGCCACGGTTGACCCACTCACCCGACTGGAGCTCCTTTTCCATCTTGCGCCACTTGTACAGGCGTGGCTTGCCGTTGGTGCCCGGTCGGACGTAAAAGCCTTGGGGCGGGGTCATGTTCCACGAAGAGGCGAGTGGGTTGCGGTTCGCCAGTTTGGCCTTCTTGGTCGCGGCAGCCTGTACACCCGGTCGACGGATCGCCGCCTCCTTGCTGAGATTCATGGCCAAAAAAGCAACCAGGTCGTATTTTGGACCAAAAAACTCCTTGAAGAGCTGACGGGGAGCGTCGCGCTCGGACGGGTCCTTGATGCCCGTGAAGAGGACTGTGCCGTTCTGGAAAAACTGGTACGTCCATTTGGGGTTCTTGAGCTTGAGGACTATGGCGGGCGGCCCACCCACCTTTGCATCGTATGTGCCTACGCGTTCGACCATCGTCTTGGGAAGCGTCAAGAGCTGCTCGCGGAGATCATCGAGGATGAAAGGCTTGTTGACGTAGAAAATGCCATCAATCTTTTTGTAGGTGGGTGGCGCTTGGGCGAGGAACTTGGGAGCCCAGCCGTTGCGGACTATGGCCAGTATGGCGGCTTCGTAGTTGCCCATACCCATGACGTCAAAGTACTTGTCGGTCAGGACAATGGTCTGCTGCCCCTTCTTGGCCACAATCTTGTCGACGCCGTCCGAGTCGCCGATCCAGCCCTGACCAGGGACCCAACGGACGACTGGCTTTTTGAAGCTCCCCTTATAGCCCATAATCTCCGAGAAACCCTTGGGGGTTGACTCGAATACAGAACGGAAATTCGTCGGCAACTTAAAGGTGACTATCTTGGCCGTCAGGGATGACGCAGAGGTCTTCCAGCTTCCCTGACTGTTTGTAAAAACGCGCTTCTTCCGGAAGATTGACTGGATCTTCCGGGCGGCCGCGGTTCTGGGGGTGTTCCCCGGCATACTACTATTTTCGAATATTTTATTCTTCACCCTTGAAGTCTAGACCGTAAATAATGGGCTGCGTCGCGTACGCCTGTCCTTGGTACATCTTCGACTCGACGCGGACCTCGAGCTCCTTGGAACTGAACGGCCCTGCGTAAAAGTCTGGGTTGAACTTGAACGTGCCCAGGTTGTTCTCGCGGCAGTGCTGGTTGAACTGGGCCACGAATATCTTCTGAGGCACAAACGCATCCGGAGCAAACTTGAACTTCTCGGAGCACAGGAAGTGCTGGAGCGAGTTGGTAACGGTCGCCACCTGGCTTCGGATAGTCTTGAAGTACTTGGGCAAGACGTTCCAGATGTCCTTGTCGGCGTACTTTGCCGCATAGTCCAGGTAGGCCCTCAGACACTTGCACAGGATCGCGGGCATCTCAGCCTCGAGCTTGTACTCGAGGTGCGGGTCAGCCACGTCAGGTGCGATTTGGCGACCAAAATTGACCGTGGCTAGACGACGCAGGATCGAACCCGAGTTGTCCTTCCAGTTCGGCACCTCATTTCCACCCAGAATTCCAGGCGTGGTCCACTGCATGCTCAGGGCCGTCTCGCACTTGCGGGCGATGCTGACATCCTCACCAGACACGAGCGACTGAAACTCCGCCTGTTCGAGTTGCAGGTCACCCTTGATCTCAGGGCTGATGAACATGAACCCCTTGTAAATGCTCGAAAGACCAAACTTCTTCTCGATGTTGTTCGAGAGGGTCGCGACATCCTCACACTCGTAGAATCGACGGGCAACCTTGGTGATCAGGGTCGACTTGCCCGACTGAGCGATGCCTTTCAGAAACGGAATAACCTGCCAGCCGTCCAGCTCATTCACGTCGAAGCACAGACGGCCCATGAATACATAGACCCACCGAGCCACATCCTCCTCGAAGCGCTGATAGTCAAGCACCTTCTGCATGTGGGGCGTCGGAATATCCCACCAGTCCTCGGTGTCCTCGTACGGATCAAACGGCTGGTCAAAGTACTTGCACGAAACGAGAGTCGGGTCCAAGTCACCAAACTCTGCACCGTCATAACTGTAAAACTTCATCTGACGACGGCCCGTCGAATCCTTGACCATCTCGAGAGGACGCGCATCGAGCAGACCGTTCTGGAAGGACCAGACGTGACGGTCCTTTTTGATTTCAGAAAACTGAATATCCTTGCAGTTGGTCAAGTGCCTGATGACGTCATGGGCCATGTTGCCCCGGTTCGTGAGGTTCAGCCACATCTCGGCATTGTCCTCCTTTTGAGTCTCGTCATAGACAAAGTCCTTGATCTCCTTGACAGGCTTCCAGGCTCGCGTGTTGCGAATTTCCTTGCAGCACTGGTCACGGTAGCGACGGTAGCCGTTACGGTACGCCTGTTTCAAAAGGAAAATGAGGAGCTTCTGGTACGACGTGGCATCCTTCTCGATGTCCATGTCCACGTCAGGGTTTTCAACCATGGGCTTGTTGAACATCTTGTACTCGGCGTCGTTTTCAATAAACTTATTGACGATGGCTTTGTAGCACTCCTTGAAGCGCTTGATACGGCGCTCAAAGGTCATCGGGTTCAGGTTGATGTCCTGGGTCTCGGTCTTACTGATCTCGAGCAGTTCGGCCCGGGCAAGCATGTAACCACAGATATCGATAATGCGGCGTTTATTCACCTGAAGGCGCTCGAGGTCCTCCTTGTCGATATCCACGGGGAGGCCGTTCGGATCCCGATTTGGTGAAGCCGGGAGCCACTTGGCCGCAAGTAATTTGAAAATTTCTTGGCGCTTGTCTCCATTCTGGAGATCCAGATGGAGGTTACGCTCGCATTCCACGAGCTTTTTGTTGAGGTCCTCGGGCGTCCACGAGTTGATTTCTTTCTGGTAGGCACTTCCCTCTGTAGCCTTTTTGGTGGTGGAGCCCTTGGTTGCCATTGATACAACTGGCGGCGACTTTTTTAAGCGGGGGCTGCGATGTGCTGCGGCTCGACTGGGCATGGACACGCGCAGGGCTTGGCACTCGACAGGGTAGACAGAATTTTGACTAGAATTTTGTTCTGCATTTCCATGCACTGAGCGATTCTCTCAGTCGCGTCTTTCAGACCGACCAGCGTCGTGGCGATAGTCTCGCCCTCCTCGGTCGCGAGCAGAGACCCGAGAGCCTCGAACATATCCATGCCCTCGTCCATGTCGTCCTCGTCCATCTCCTCCATCTCCTCTTCCTCGTCGGGGATTTCCTGAATCTTAGCGCGAGACATTGTAATATTCTGGTAGAAATTAAGACCCTGGGTTTTTCGCAGAGCGAAAAGTGGGGGAGGGCGGCACCGCCGCCCGAACTTTTTCGCAACCTATATTAAAATGCCTGGTGGCGGACTTATGCAGCTTGTGGCCTATGGTGCCCAGGATACGTATCTTACAGGTCAGCCCAAGGTTACCTTTTTCCAGTCGACCTACAAGCGTCATACGAATTTCGCCATGGAATGCGTCCAGCAGACGGTGAATGGTTCGGGTGGCAACGGTGGGGTCTTCTCCGTGACCCTGAGCCGCTCGGGTGACCTGGTCGGTGACATGTTCATGGTTGCCACTCCCACCCAGTCTTCGGCGGCTCAGCTGACCTCGACCAACTCCAATTACGATATGAATTGGGTGGCCGAGCGAGCCATCGAGCGTGTGGAGCTCTTCATCGGTGGTCAGCTGATCGACCGCCATCAGCAGACGTGGTTCCGCCTGTACGCCGAGGTCTTCCTGGATGACACCAAGAAGATGGACTACGGCCGCCTGACCTCGTCGTCCATCGTGAACAACGTTGGCCAGACAAGCACCGGCAAGGTGTACCTGCCGTTGCTGTTCTTTTTCAACCGCAACCCGGGTCTGTACCTGCCCCTGATTGCCCTGCAGTACCACGAGGTCCGTATCGACTTTATCCTGAGCCAGTTCTATTCGAGCTATTTCGGTACGAACGGCATCGAGGTCTGGGCCAACTACATGTACCTGGACACCACCGAGCGTGACCGTTTCGCCAAGAACAATCACGAGTACCTGATTGAGCAGGTCCAGCACGTAACTCCGGACGCCGTCGGTATCAGCTCGGAAAATGCCCCGAGCATCATCCGCCTGAATTTCAATCACCCAGTCAAGGAGCTCATCTGGTGCTATGTGAATAACCAGACGGGCACTGCATCGAACCTGAACGCCATGTGGAACTTTAGCTCCAGCACAGCCAATGTGAACGTGACGGTCAACCCCCAGACCCTTCCCCAGAACGGCATGAACCTCCTGCCGAATCAGGTGGGTGTGCCCCGTCTGTTTGCTCCGTCGCTCCTGTCTTCGAACCTGTACCTGCCGTCGGCCCTTGGTTCCACCTCGGCCCAGACCATCTCTCTCCAGTCCAACGTCCAGACGGGCAACGTCTTCTGGATCGAGGCGGGCCTGCCCAACTACGGCACAGCAAACACCACCTACGGCTACGAGGTGGGTCCTCTGCACAAGTTCAAGCTGATCCTGAACGGCACGGACCGTTTCGTGGAGCAGCCCGGTAAGTACTTTAACCAGTATCAGCCGTACCAGTATCACTCAGGAGCCCCTTACCCGGGCATCTATGTATACTCGTTCGGCCTCAAGCCGGAGGAACTCCAGCCCAGCGGCACCTGCAACTTCAGCCGGATAGACATGGCCCAGGTGGCCGTCAGCCTCAAGTCGGGTATGGGTGCCAACCTGTCCCAGAAGATGTTTGCGGTCAACTATAACGTCCTCAAGGTTGCGTCGGGTCTTGGTGGCCTCGTGTTTTCGAACTAGTTTCTCCAGAATTTTTTTCTTGAGTACTAGTACAAATGGCCGGTGGACTTATGCAGCTCGTTGCTTATGGCGCTCAGGATGTGTATCTGACGGGTCAGCCCAAGGTGACCTTCTTCCAGGCGGTGTACAAGCGCCACACCAACTTTGCGATGGAGAACATCCAGCAGACGGTGAACGGCACCCCGTCCAACAGCGGCCGTGTGTCCGTGACGATTGCCCGCAACGGCGATCTGGTCGGCAACATGTACGTGGCCCTGATCCCGGTGTCCAACGTGCTGACGTCCAACAACATTGGCTACGACCAGTGCTGGGTGGCTGAGCGTGCGATCGCGGCTGTGGAGCTGACGATCGGCGGCCAGCGCATCGACAAGCACTACCAGGCGTGGTTCCGCCTGTACGCCGAGGTGTTCCTGTCCGAGTCGGACAAGATCAACTACGGCAAGCTGACGACCGGTTCCTCGCCGAACGTGGATCTGGCGAGCAACAAGACGTACGTGTACCTGCCCCTGCTGTTCTTCTTCAACCGCAACCCGGGCCTGTACCTGCCCCTGATTGCTCTGCAGTACCACGAGGTCCGCCTGGACTTCGACCTGACCTCCACCTTCTCGTACTACTTCGGCTCCTCCAGCCCGGTGTTCGAGGTGTGGGCCAACTACGTGTACCTGGACACTGAGGAGCGCCGCCGCTTCGCCCAGAAGGGCCACGAGTACCTGATTGAGCAGGTGCAGCACACCGGCGGCGACTCGCTGTCGGGCGCCCAGAACACCGTCCGTCTGTCCTTCAACCACCCGGTGAAGGAGCTGATCTGGTGCTACCAGAACGCCAGCCAGGCCGTGGGCACCAACACCAACGGCATGTGGAACTTCTCCACTGGCGTGTCCAACGTGAACGTGACGTGCAACGTCGCGTACGTGAACTCCCTGCAGTGCACGCAGCCCCACCACGCCGGCTCCCCGCTGCTGTGGTCCAACGTGGCGGCGTCGGGTGGCCTGGTCGGCAACTCCCTGGGCGGTGCGGCCTGGATCGAGGAGGGTGCCCCGGTGCTGAGCGTTGCGGCGGGCACTGGCGCCGCGGCCTACGAGGTGGGCCCGATGCGCGACTTCAAGCTGATCCTGAACGGCCAGGACCGTTTCAAGGAGCAGCACGGCAAGTACTTCAACCAGTACCAGCCGTACGTGTACCACTCCGGCACGCCCTACCCGGGCATCTACGTGTACTCCTTCGCCCTGCAGCCGGAGGAGCACCAGCCGACCGGCACGTGCAACTTCTCGCGTATTGACAACGCTCAGGTGTTCTTCAACCTGAAGAACAGCACGACCAACCTGCTCCAGAAGATGTTCGCGGTGAACTACAACATCCTGCGCATCCAGTCTGGCATGGGCGGTCTCGCGTTTTCCAACTGATTCCTCCCATATTATTGGCTGGTCTGTATATATTAAAATTCAAAACAGGGCTTCGGCCCGGCCTTCGGGCCCAAGAACCTCGAGGTTCTTGAGACCGAAACGAATTTTAGCGCGTCATAACCTCCCAAGTCCCCTTCAAGGCTGCAAACTCCTCTTCGATGAGGACAGCCGTGTATTCCGGATCAAATTCTGGAGAACAGCAAAACACGTCTATGTAAACCATGTTATTCTCCGGATAGGTATGAGCTGAGAAGTGGCTCTCAGACAGGACGAGCACACCGGTAGTGCCGTGAGGCTCAAATTGGTGAAAGGAACGGCCCACTACTGTGAACCCGGCCCTTTCAGCGATTCGAATCATAATTCTCTCAAGGTGGCTAGACCTGGAGACCCAGACCCCATCGATGCGTCCGATGAGGTGCTTCATTTGCCTTGACTATTTAGGCACTCTTCATTTTATATAGAATTAGACCCAGTGCAGCCACGAGGAACAGGAGGCCAAAGAACGGCTGACCCGGCGTCTGGGGGGTCTTGCGAGCCTCGACGAAGTCAGCCACGCCCATACCGGCCATCAAGGCGATGAACAGAAACACAAAGATTGTGTTAAAGTCCAGCATTTATTATTAGGTACTAAAAAATAATGGAGACTGACCTCGAAGGGGGGGCACTGATGGCCAAACTCCGGGAGGAAATGCCAGGGGCGACGATCGATGCCGTCCTGGATGCAGCTCGGATGATCCACGTCAGGCGGTCGGCGAGGCTCTTCAAGGGGAAGGAGTTCGAGTCGGTCTCGCAACTTGTCGGCCATTTGTCAACCCTGAGAATGACCGATGAGGACCTCCATATACTCGCAGGAATTCTGGTTGAAAATTCAGAAGAACTCATCCAGGCTGAGATTGCACGTGATCTAGGAACCATACTTCAGACGGGCGTTCTGAAAATCCTTACAACGGCATCCCGCCTGGATACGCCGCCCCGCCCATCCCGCCGCCCATGGTGTTGGTGCCCGCCATCTCCTGATACAGATAGATGAGGTACATGCCGATGAAACCCATGGTCAGGGCGCGGAAGATCCATGACGCGTACTTGCGCTTGGCGGGGTCAAGGAACTCCTGGACACTGAACAGAATCAGGGCGAGTCCCAGGGTAGCGAGCAGAACAGCGTTGGCCATTTAGTACTTGGGCACATTTTTATTCAGTGCGCCCGCTGGACGTGGTTATATTTCGTGGTAAAATTAGTGATGAACTTCGCATACCTGGATCCGAGAAGTCTGCTCGAGACGGTGCTCATACCACCCATGGAACCCATAGACCCAGTGCCTTGTGACCTTGATGAGTCTTGGAAGGACCTCGGTGAGACGCTGACGAATTTCAAACGTGAATACGCGCGGGTCCGCACGGACCTGGCGATGCGCATGGCTGAACTCGCCGAAAAGAAGGATGAAACAAATGTCATCAAACTTATGCTCGAGAACGTCAATTCACAGGACTTAAAGGAACGGCTCGAGAGTATGTTAGAAGACTACGAGAACGCACAAAACCTGCAGGGACTCACAAGGGAATGCGGTGAACTCACCGGACGGAGCCAGGCGATGAAGAAGATACTCGAGGACACGGACCCCGAAAGGTACGCACGATTTACTTGCTTTGTGTGCTTGGACCGCCATATTGACTTGTTCATCGACCCGTGCGGCCATGTCATCTGCGAGCCGTGTTGGGTCAGGACGCAGAACAAGGCAACCTGTCCAGGCTGCCGAGCGCGTATAAATGGTACGAAAAGAATCTTCAGTATGAATTGAGGACCTTGTAGCTCAGTTGGATAGAGTGCGGGCCTTCTACGAGCGACCTCCGGGTCGCGCTCGAGACGGCGTCTCTCGACCTTGTAACTCAGTTGGTTAGAGTGCGGGTCTTATGCGCAAGTAGAGAGCGAGCCCGAAGCCGCGGGTTCGAGCCCCGCCAAGGTCAAAGGGGTGCAGCCCCGGCGGGAACCTTCGGTTCCCTTGGTTTCATAGTATAATGGTTAGTACACGAGACTCTGAATCTCGTAATGGGAGTTCGATCCTCCCTGGAACCTTGGAGCTGAGCACCTCCCTAAACTGCTCATCTGACCTTAGCTCAATTGGTAGAGCGAAAGACTGTAGTCGGTAGTAATTATCTTTAGGTCGCTGGTTCGATTCCGGCAGGTCAGACTCGGTGCTCCTGTAACTCAGTTGGTAGAGTGTGAGGCTGTTAACCTCAAAGTCGCAGGTTCGAAACCTGCCGGGAGCGTTTTTTTAACCGGCGCGAAGGCACTACTTCGCTTCCCAATTAAAAAATCGCAACTTTGATAAATAATATGAAAGCAAAAATCCCTGGCGCGCTCCGAGAGCAGGTGTGGCTGCTGTGGTGCGGCGACCGGCTCTTTAAACACAAGTGCCTCGTGACGTGGTGTGAAAACGTCATGACGCCCTTCAACTTTGAAGTGGGCCACAATTTGCCAGAGAGCAAAGGCGGTCCGACCGAGCTCGACAACCTTCGTCCCATTTGCTCCAAGTGCAACAGGTCTATGGGCGACGAGTACACCATCGACCAGTTCTCGGCCCTTTCACGTCGGACCAATACGCACCTCTGGGAGTGCTTCAAGTACTCAGGTGACGCATCTTAGCCTGAGTCTTTTTCTGGAAAAACATGAAAATAAAGACGAAAAGGGGCAGGGACCTCAGTTCGCCATTAGTTGAGTGAACGTATCCGTACAAACCATCAGCCGGGAAGGGGATGTTCTTTATGACGTGGCGCATCAGAAACACCAAGGCGCCAATCACACCGAACTGAGCACAGACCTCCAGGAAGATTCTAAGGCGCGATTTGGACGCGTCAAGTTCTGGGGTGATTTGGTCCAGCGCCATGGACAAGCAGAAAGCCAGAGCGAAGCACAACACGCCGACCCATGCACTTCCAGCGGTTCGCATAAACGGCAGCATCTTAATATTGACTGATAAAATAGTGATGCCCGACTTTAGAGGATTTATGACCTGGACTTGGGAAGGTGACCTATGTGCGCACGTGACGCTCAAGGTCAAAGACTACGTACCGACCACCATAGAAGAGCTCGAGGACGTCATCAATGACCTGCGCATCCAGTCGCGCTCTATGATCATCATGGTTGACCTGGCTGGTGCGAATCCCTTTTGTCATGAGGTGCGCCAAATTACCAAACTCATCCTTGATGTCTTCGAATACACAAAGAATGACGGATTGTTGGAGCAAATTCAGTTCCGCAACGCCGGGTTCCTGGTCAGGAGCTTTTACCGTCCAATCAGTATGATGCTCCCGAGCTACGTACGCGACATCATAGTTTTCGTTTAAAGAAAAGGACGTAATAATTATTAAGACATGGCTGACCTTCTCGTGTTTTACCCCCAGGGCCCTCATCTCATCATCGAGTTCCTGGGGGACAAGTACATAGAGCGCCAACCAAAGACCGTCGCCGAGACGACTGCATTCATGGATTCGGTCAAGCCCATAGTCGACCAACTCGATGCGTACGTCGAGAAGCACGGACTGACTGAGATTATCGAGTTGAACTTGAAGGGTGTGCCTATTTCCAAGTTGAAATCGGACACGGCCACCCACCTCCTCAAGCTCATGGTCGAACTGCGCCCAGACAAGGGTCTGCTTCAAAAGATCCGAATCACAAACTCGAACCCCGTGTTCAATATGATTTACAAGGGGGTCAAGAGTTCACTGCCGGTACGGATCACGTCTATTGTGGAAATTGTCGAGGATGACAAATTCTTCTGAGTCGCCAAAATTTTAGAGACAAATAACAAGAAAGATGCGGGACGATTCGTGGCACGATAAAGAGGAAGAATTTCTGAACAAAATTGAGCGTCAGTGCAATGCGTACGCCAACTACTTCAGTAAGGACTATCAGTACTACCATAACCTGTCCTCTAGGTTCAATATACCTATCCTGATCATATCGTCCTTTAATGCCCTGTGCGCCATATCACTCAACGACTTTTTGGCCCAAAGATATGTGAGTATCCTGAACGCCGTTTTGTCCGCCGGGACGGGTGTGCTCGGCTCGGTCCAATTATACATGAAAATTAGTGAGAAGATGACGAATGCGACTCGGTCTCAGATGCTCATGAAGCGTCTGGCTCTCAAGATTTCCAAGGAGCTGAGCGTCGATCGTGCGACTCGGACGACTGACGGTCAGGTCTTTTTGCAGGAGTGCTTTGGAGAGTTTAATGCGGCTCTCGAACAGTCGAACCCTATAGAGAAAAAGCTGCAGAATTTCCTGGCGCTCGGTGAGGCACCGCCGGCTGTCCAGGGTGTGCGCTCATTCATGAGTTTGGCCGCGGCCCTTTCCCCAAAGAAACAGTCGTTCGATGACGGTGACCAGTCTATTATTTCAAGGGGAAAGTTGACACGTCTCGAGGAGCCTCGCGCCAGAACGCTTTGGGATCGGATTCAAAGAGTTCAAAGAGGCGACGATTTTCGTCAAGAATCCGGGTCTCCTCAGCATCAGAGCGATTCAAGCCCGGCGGGAGAGTCTCCAAGAGAACGGGCTCTAGAGCCATGAGTTCAGGATTCTTCAGGCGGGCGACAGCAAATCCAATATCGATATCGAGTCCCTCTTCAGTCCTGAGCCAATAGTGCTCACAGGCTTCCATGGTGGCTTCGATAACACAATACCCTTTGATCATACGGGTCGCGATACCCTTCTGATCAAGGGCCTTTTTCAACAGGGCCACGTGGTGAACCACCGCCCCGCTCACATGATAGACTTTCAACCGAAGGGCCAGGCGGGTCACGACTTCGGTCTCCATACTCCTACTCTTGTAAGATTTTATTTCCTTATGTTAGATGGCAGGATCGGCCTTGATGCTCGTGCTCGGATTCTTGATCGCCGTGGCGGTCATAGTATTCCTGTCGAACGCGGCGCCCTCAAAGTCCACAGGCGGGGGAGGAATGCCTGCGGTCGACGTGGGGTCTCCTCAAGCGGCGGCTGCAGCGGACATGGGGTCCAGTACGGGCGGCGCCTCCACCGGCGGCGCCTCCACCGGTGGGACGACCGCGGGTGGTGAGACCGCCGCCGGTGCGGGTGCCCTTGCGGCCCAAACGTACGCCCCTGCCAGCTCATCCAACAAAGACACTTTGAAAAGTGGTGAGACGCTCGCGGAAGGAGCTTCACTCACGAGCAAGAACGGCAAGTACGTTTTTACATATGAATATGGTGCGGCCATAGTCAAGAGCGGGAACTTTACCATGTGGACCTCTCCAGGAAATCTGACGCCAGGGGGCGTCGTGAAGATCACGAACGATGGCAACATAGGCATTTTCCCTTCTCAATACAGCGTGACGCCCACTGGGTGGTCTTCAGCAACCGCGGGCCAAGGGACGCAGCCCTATTCGCTCGTCATGAAAGATGACGGACGGTTGCTCCTCTTTGACTCGAGCCCCATGGTGATATGGAGTGCTCCAGTCACCATGCCTCCGGTCGGCGTCGACTGCCTCATGGGCGAGTGGGGTGAGTGGTCGGCGTGCTCCAAGAATTGCGGTGGAGGCGTCCAGACACGCAACAGGTCCATAATTACTCCTTCAAATACAGGTGGCAAGGCGTGTGGTGAGACGGCCGAGACGCGTCCGTGTAACACCGACCCCTGCCCAGACTGTGCGTTCAGTTGGACGCCTTTCGGCCAATGCGCCAACTCTGACCCGGTGACCGGCAAGGGCAAGAAACAGGCCACGCTGATTGTCTCGAGCCCATCTGGTCCAGGTGGTTCGGTCTGTCCGGACCCCAATTCGAACATCGAGGACTGCGTCAACTGTGTGTTCAGCCCGTGGAACCCTGCTGGCGAGCTTTCAGCCCAGGCGTGTAACCAGACAACCGGCATCAAATCCCAGTCCCGGACCATCACGGTGCCTGCGTCGGGTGGCGGTACGTGTACTGAGCCTCTGAATCGCCAGGAGACTTGCCCGGTTGACTGTCAGTTGAACCCGTGGCCCGAAACGTGGTCGGCATGTGAGAACAAGGTGAATGGCGTCGGCAAGAACACTCGGACGACGACCGTCAAATTTCAGCCCAAAAATGGGGGCAAGGCGTGTACGACCGCCTCAGGTGTCCTATCGGGTACACAGACGTGTGACGCCAACGGCAATTGTACGGAGACTCGGACATGTGGTGACTGCGTCTTGGGCACTACGTACACGTACGGAAATTGCGATCCGGCGACGGGTCGGGCGACCCGTACTCGTGTTGGTGACGTGGCTGCGAGCAACGGGGGTAACGCGTGTCCCGGGGTCACGGATGACGTTGCTTGCGACGTTGACTGCCAGGTGAGTGGGTGGGAAGGTGGGGGTGAAGGGTGGAGTGCATGTGACATCACGTCCGGGAAAAAGACGCGGAGTCGGACGGTCACTCGAGACCCCAAGAACAACGGCAAGGCGTGCCCGCCTCTTTCAGAGACAGTCAACTGCGACATCGACTGCAAGGTTGGTGATTGGACCGATTGGTCTCCCGCTGAATGTGGTGTGGCGGATGCGAGCAGGGAGCGGAGCCGTAAGGTCACTCAGGACAAGAAGAATAATGGTACCGCCTGTCCTGAACTCAATGAAACGGAGGCGTGTCCAGTGGTCAATTGCGTCCAGACGGCCAAGGTCTACAGTGCGTGCAACCAAACGACCGGAAAGAAATCATGGACCCGTACGACGACGACAGAACCCAAGAACGGTGGGACGGCATGCGGACCGACGTCTGGTGAGGAGGACTGTCCAGTCGATTGTAAACTCGGCGGGCGCGAGCCTGATTTTGATACCGGTGAATTTAGGGGCTGGCGGGACAAACCTGAATGGGGTGCGTGGTCGGCGTGTTCCAAGGAATGCAACGGTACACAGTATCGGGACCCGAATATCATCGCTCAGCCCAAGAATGGCGGCGCCGCGTGTCCGTCACGCGAGACGCAGTCGTGTAATACAGAGGCTGACAAATGCAAAGTCAAATTGTATTCTGGATGCGGACATACTGGTCGTCAGGGGGCGATCCCAGTTGGTAACTATCCAGGTCGCGCAACGAACCCGGCAGGTTATGGATTCCAGGAACGCGGCGGCGTGGTTGGCAACGACGAGCTCCGTTCGATCAGGGTTCCGTCGGGTCTCAAGGCGACTATTTTCCAGGATGCCAATTACGGAGGAGGACGTCTCGGCGCATGGACCATCAGCGGGTCGGACCCCAACTCCAAGAATCGCGACTTTTGCGCTACGGACAGTTGGTGGAGGGCCGAAATGTCTTCAATCAAGGTGGAGTATGAATAAAAGAATAAACCTCGTCACTCATAAGATGGACCCTATCCTGACCCCGAGCCTCGCTCGGTTCACAACCTTTCCTATACGGTACCCGGACTTGTGGGCACTCTATAAGAAAGCGGTCGGTTCCTTTTGGACCGTCGAGGAGATTGACTTGGCTGCTGACCTCAAGGATTGGAACTCATTAGTTCCAAGCGAGCAGCACTTCATCAAGATGGTCTTGGCCTTCTTCGCCGCCTCAGACGGAATTGTCATGGAAAATATCGACATGAACTTTTCAAAGGATGTCCAGATTGCCGAGGCTCGGTCGTTCTATTCGTACCAGTCGTTCAACGAGTCTATCCACTCCGAGACGTACTCATTGATGATTGACAAGTTGGTACGGGATCCAGAGGAGAAGGCGGGACTGTTCCGGGCCATAGAGACGTCACCGGCAGTTAAGAGAAAGGCGGAATGGGCCATGCGATGGATGAGTCAGGGCTCGCCTTTTGCGCAGCGGCTTGTGGCTTTCGCCTGCGTGGAAGGCATCTTCTTCTCGGGGTCGTTCTGTGCTATATTCTGGCTCAAAAAGCGTGGCCTCATGCCGGGCCTGTCGTTCAGCAATGAGCTCATCAGTCGGGACGAGGGTCTCCATCAAGAGTTTGCCGTGACCCTGTATCACAATTTACAGACGAAATTGGACTCCAACACTATGCTCCAGATTGTCGTCGAGGCTCTCGAAATTGAGAGTGAATTTATCACTGCGGCTCTTCCGTGCCGTTTGATCGGCATGGACTCGGACTCGATGAGCGAGTACATCAAGTTTGTCGCGAGTCGACTTCTGAAACAGCTCGGCTGTACACAGCATTCTATTATGGCTAATAACCCTTTCGACTGGATGGAAAGCATCTCGTTGGAAGGGAAGACCAATTTCTTTGAGAAAAGGGTCGGGGATTATTCAAAGCACATGGTGGTTGAGGGTGACGGTGTCAGGTTTGACGAAGAATTCTAGTATCTGCCCATCAACCGTTCCATACCCTGCTCATACTCGCCCTTCTCTGCGGCGCGAGGAGAGCGACCCGGAGCGTAGCCAGACGCGCGAGGCACAATGAAGCGCATCAACAGGCTGGCGAGCAGGACGAAAACAACCGCATGGAGGGCCACACCGGGAAGGGTCGCAAGGCCGTCAGCACTGGCGACCCAGCTACCCAGAACGCTCCGGGTCGCCTTGTAGGTTGCGGGGTGAGCGACAGCGACATAGGCCACGAACGGGATAATCTGGAAAGCGCTCATTTACTCTGGGCCGAGAAAATTGCGCTGCTGGAGGTGCTCGGCCTCCTGGTCCTGTTCCACGCCACGGCTCTTGAAGCCTGAGCGGCGGGACAGAAGGAATGAAACGAGCAGCAAATACACGAGTGCATGGAGCAGAAGACCTGGGATAGTCGCCAGGCCCTCTGGTCCTGCGACCCAGTCACCGAAGATCCGCCGAGTCGTCTTGAACGCGAAAGGGCTCGCCAGGACTGCGAATGTGAGGAGCTTTATCAACATCGTTACTATTCGGGTGGTTTATTTTTTGTCTTTGCCGGATGGGCCGAGGATCGAGCTCATGAATGACCTGGGTGCTGGGGCTGGGACCGCCGCCGTCGGCGTCAAAGGGGCGCCCTCAGCCACCACCACCGGCGACATGATGTCCGAGCTGGCTGCCGGGTGGAACGATGCCATATTGGTATTGAATTCCTCAATCTCGCTCAGGTTCGCCATATCCAAATCCATCGAGAACTTGGACTTGGCTGGTAGGAGGCGCATGATGGCCGTGACCAGCAGAACCAGGACGACGGCATGCAGGGCCAGACCCGCCAGAGTCGGCAGGCCCTCTGAGCTGGCGACCCAGCTGCCCGCGACGGCCCGAACTGCTTTATACGTGGCGGGGTTGGCCACGACCAGGTACGCGACGAAGGGGATGATGGTGAAAGGCGAAGCCATTTATATTAGGTCCGGAAATTAGTTTTAGACCGCAGCCGATCCGAACGGGGTGAAGTTGCCCTTGTTATTCTTCAGGTGGGGTGCGTTTGGTGCGACGATGTTCCACTGGCCAGTGCTTGTGTTCAGGGCCGCCGGGTACCACAGATTTCTACCCTGGTTATTCTGTTTATTTCCCTTCTTGAACACACCTTTGTTCGACTTGGCGACATTGGCGGGCAGACCGCTCGGGGGAAGCGGACCCGGTCCCATACCAGCACCACCAAGGAGGGCACCACCCGGTGGTTTGGCGGTGGGGAAAGTGCCAGCACGGCGCGCCTCGCGTTTGGCGTTCACGTTCTTCCACCATTTATTTGCGTTCGAGTTGGCGACGACATTCCCGTAATTTGCACGATTTTTATTAAAATTTCTATTCAAATTAACGTACTTATTTGCGGGTAGCTTGGCCACTATATTTTTGATATTAGCAGTGGCGTAGTTCACAGCCTGGGCCGCCGTAGTCTGTGGAACGCGACCGGCCGCCGCAGCCAAAACGGCGTTGTGAGCAATTTTAAACTGGCTAGCAATGGCCTTCTTGAAAATATTAGTCACTGACGTGCCGGTACTGTTCTTGGTGTCCATCTTCTGTATTATCGCATTGACGTTGAGGGCCGTAGTCGCGTTTTTGGTCGCGGTGTTGAGCCGGTTGACGGCGGTTTTAAGGGTCGTAGTGAGCGCATTGTTTGTGCCTCTTCCGCGACCGAAGAAGCGGAACATGTTTACTGTAGGGCCCGAAAAAAATTGGTGTCCTGTGAGAGCCACATAAAGGGCTCGGTGCCACATACAGTAGAACAGAACCACATGGCTCTCCAGATGTTTTCCGCTTTCAACTCCGCTGACGTGACCTTTTCGTCCGTGTACAAGAACGCCAAGGGTGGCAAGGCCGTCTATCTGAACGGCCCTGGTAACCAGAAGCTCATCTTTCAGTTGCCTCAACTTCGCGCACCTTTCGGTCTGAGCGAGTACAAGGACGAGGCCACTGGTCGCGTCAGCTACTCACTGCCCTTGAGCCTTGACAAGCCCGAGATTCTCGAGGCGTTTGCCAAGTTGGACGCACGCGTCCTGGACCACATCACGGCCAACTCTGAGGAGATTTTGGGCAAGAAGATGTCTCGCGAGGTGATTGCCGAGGGCATGTACAAGTCGCCTATCAAGCCGAGCTCCAAGGAGGGTTACGCACCTGTGCTGAACCTCAAGTGCATCGTTGACCCCAAGTCTGGCGCACTGGTGACCGCCGCGTACAACTCTCAGCGCGAGCCGGTTGCACTGAACACGCTCGAGCGCGGCCAGGCTCTGAGCGCCATCATCGAGCTCAACCAGATTTGGCGCACTCCGGCTGGGGTTGGCGTGTCCGTGCGTGTCCACCAGGTCATGTTCGCTCCGACCAGCAAGCTGAAGCCGTGCGCTTTTCTCGCCCCTGCCGACGAGCCCGTCTCCGCCGAGGAGTCCGAAGAGATTGAGTACGAGACCGACCCCGACCAGGAGTAGAAAAACCGAGTGCACAGCACTCGTGATCCAGAAGATCCCAGACTTTGAACTATAACAAAATATGTGTAATATGATATAATGAGCTGGATAAACTCCAGACAATTTACAATTTCGAACCGTAACGGTCGTCACTATGTGTTTCGTCGCAACAACGCCGGTAACACAGAGATTAACATCCCCGCCCACATCGTCAGCAAGGGTCAGGCTATCGCGTGGCTCAAGGCGCACCCCAACAAGGTGGCCAAGCCTAATCGCTACAAAGCCAAGGGCGCGCGGCGCGCGCACCAGCCTAATGGCCTCAAGCCGTTCGAGCGCATGGTCAACGGTAAGAAGATGATAGCCTTTGTGAATAAAGAAGGCAAGGAGTACTTGCGACCCGCTGGTCCTTCCCCTCCTAAAAAGGCGATCCAGTACAAAGCCATCCCGCCACCCCATGTCAAATACCATCCGGGACGGAAAACTCCTCCGGGTGGTTGGCGGTACCCGGCACCCAAGCTGGCTCCTTTCACAAAGATGCCCAACATAATCCCCAAGAACGAATGGGGCATGACGTGTGACCAGGTCAAGGCTTCGCTAGACTCGTTGAAGCCCATCGGTAAGGGGCGCCAGGGTATAGTGTTCACGGCCAAGCAGCTCAGTGGCAACAAACGTCCGTTCGCCGTGAAAGTGTCACCCCGAGACCTGTCGGCCAAGAAGCGGGGTGAGCCCCAACCTGTCGATATTGAGTTCAAAATTCAGGACGCGGTCCAAATCCTGGCCCCCAAGGTGGTGCGTATTTACAAGAGCCTGCGCTGCCTGAACTTTATTGAGCCGGCTTCTATGAATATGCCCAACGTTCAGAACTCGACCCATTACGACAAGTCGCAACAGGGTATCCTCTTGATGGAGTTTGCCAATGGCGGCTCTCTCGATTCTTGGTTGAAAAAGCAACCGAAGGTTGATGACGCCATCATGGCCAGCCTCATCTCCGACGTGCTCGGGACCCTTTTCAAGATTCAATTCAGGTACCCGGATTTCAGACACAACGACCTTCACATGCAGAACATATTCGTCGCTGACCGAGGCTTCCTCATAGGCGACTTTGGTTGGGCCCGCCTGAAAAAGGCTGGTACTAACCCTGCAGTGAACACGGCTAATGGGACCAAGACGGCATCCTTCTGGGGTGTCGGTCCCAAGACTGACGAGCGCTACGACCAGCACCTATTCCTGAACGAATTGCTCGACTGGGCGACACGCCACGCACCAGCCACGCACCCCAAGGCTATCGAGTTTCTGAAAAGGGCTGTTCCGGAGGGGTACCGTGGCAATAAAAACCTCCACGTGACCGAATGGCGCCTCAAGTATGGTGATCCGTGTCCGGGGCTTCCGTCGCTCGCCAGACTTGTGAAGGACTCGTTCTTGACCTCAAAACGCAACGTGACGTCGCCGAACCTCAAGGCGGCCAAGGCAAAGCTGAAGCCCGTCAAGGTCAAGCGAATTTCGTCTCTGAATTTGCAAAAGGCCAAGGCGGCGCTCAAGCCGGCGAACCGCCGCAAGCCGGGCCGCCTGATCACGAGCCCCAAGCTCCGCAAGGCCAAGGCAAATCTGAAGGCTGTGCCCCGCCCCAAACCCAAGCCGCGAATCACCGGCTACAACCTGCGCGCCGCCAAGGCCCGTCTGCGCAAGGTGGCCAAGACGGCGAGTCCACCCAAGAAGGCACCCAGTCCGCCCAAGAAGAAGGTGGTGCTGCCCGCGGGCTTGCTCAAAACCACCAAGTTCGATAAAATGGTCGAGAAGTTGTGGAAGAACGCAGGCGGTGCATCGGGCGCCAACTTCCAGAACGCTTGGAACAAATCCCGGCAGAAGGCTATCCTAATTATTGAGAATCGCCTAAGACGCAACCAGCCCGCATTCACACCGAGCCCGGTGAGACGGCTCCCGTCTCCTCTGAGCCCACTGGGACCTCCGCCCAAGCCCCGGGCCAAGACGCCGCCGAAGCCCAAGGCCAAGAGCCCCAACGTCAAGCTGAGCCCTTCGTCTGGCCGCGCCAAGGTCAAGTCTAACTCGTCGGGTCGATGGGTCTATGCCAATCTCCACTTCTCAATGGATGAACTGAGACGCATGGCCGCCAACAAACGTCTGAACACCAAGGGTCTGCGTTCCAAGGCGGATTTTGCTCGTAAAATTTTCGCAAGGGTATAGTAAATGGTTGAGCGTGTGCTGATGCGTAATGCCGTTCTGGGCGACCCCAAGGTTCTCGCACTGGCGATACTGATTCTGGTTGCCATTGCGCTCATGGTTTTTAAGGGGCGCTCGTACTACACCCAGCAGCCAGCCGACAAGGGTGACATTACGGTCTATGGGTCCAAGACGTGTCCCTGGTGCGTCAAGCAGGAGGCTTACCTGACGGAGAAGGGTATTCCTTACACGTTTGTTGATTGCAAGGCTGGACAGTGCCCTGAATTTGTTCAGGGATTTCCGACGCTAAGCGTCAATGGCGTTATCAAGAGTGGTTACACGGAGCTCTAGAGGCGGAACAGAGCGATGCCCAGAGACAGCAGGAAAGTCTGCAGCAGGGAATCGACCGGGCGGAGGATGGTGATGTGCTTCACCAGCGTGCCGTTCCACAGGAACCGCATGATGAAGGTCAGTAGGATCACAAAGGCCGTGAACACGAGCGCGTTGTAAAGGGCCTCCTGCTGGGTGCGGGACTCGAGGATCGTCTTCATCTTTTTATTATTGGTTCAGAAAAAAGTAACCGATAATAACAAGGTGCGATGCTGCGCAAAACGTCGCCTGTAAAGAGCAAGCCGAAGCCGAAGGTCGTGGCTTCGCGGCGCACGACCCTGTCCAAGAACACAAAGGTCTCACGAAGCGCTCCGAACCCATACGCTCCCAAGTACACATGGGCACCCTGGGGAACCTCTGGAGTCGTCCATGACAACTGCTACGACTATGCGTTCGGTTCCTTTTCAAACAATAGACAATCGAAGAGCGTTCCGGGTGACCGGAGCGGGCTCCGGGCCAACGGTCTGACGTTTCGCACGTGTGACGGTATAGCGAAGCGCGTCCTGTCGGACAACCCCGGGACCGTCTACAAGATGAAGACTGGTGGTGAAAAGCCCAAGGTGGGGTTCTACAAGGTGATGTGCTTTGTGGCCCCCTCAAATGACTTTGGAAATTCGACTGGAGATTTCCATTGGTACAAAGAGATTAGCTCTATCCGGTACCGTACTCGCCCTGGTGACTCGGCCGAGGCGCTCGGCAAGTTTTTCCGTGTGAAACCGTCAGTAATAAGGGCAGCCCTTCTGAAGGGCCGCAAGGCCAAGAGCTCGAATGACGGTCGGGTCGCCAACGACAATACCGAACTTCGCGTCCTGAACAGGCACGCCCGAACGACCCGGGGGACCAAGCTACCCCCTGGGAAGGTGATTGAATTTCCAGTCAAACTTTGGAGTCACAAGACTGGATGGGCCGGGGGACCTCTGATCGTCGATGCTTCTGGGAAGACGATCACAGATCCGCGTAAAGCTGACAGGAATTACAAACCAGGATTCCATTACTCCAAGTTTTGCTCTGCGTATGGTGTGCGCCTCGGGCTCGCCAAGACGGGCTCGAACGCTAACCGAAACGGAAAGGCCCCTCGGGCAAACCTAGTTCTCTAAGAATCTCCTCTAGTGCTTCGGTCGGTTCAATATCAAAGTGAATATCGGTGTAGAGACGTCCACCGGTCGACGGCATAATTGCCCTGAAGTCAAGGCCAAAACCTTCAACGATATCTTGGATGGTTTGGGTTTCAAAATTATTCACGGCCCTTTGATTATCAGACACGCGTTCGATAATCAAACGGCACCTATAGGTCGGCAAGTCGAATGGTTCTCGGCACATTGGACACGTCGGATCGCCCGGACATGAGCGCTTCCAACGGTCAACACATCGAGAATGAAACACGTGTCCACAAGGCAGGGTCCGGGCCGCCTGTTGGGCCGCCATGGCGCCGAGACATACTGAGCATTGAGGGCCCTTGTGGATCCAACAACGCTCCTCGGTACCGTGGACTTTGCTTCGGCACGGGGTGCCGTGTGCCGTCTGGGCTCCACAACGACCGGCCTCCATTACTCTAGGACCTGTATTAAGTTTCAACGGGCACGGCGCGCCCGCTGAACCTCAGCCTCGAGGGACCTGATGGCGTCGCGGTATTTTTCACGGATGTTGTCCTCTACGTGTTTACGGAAGACGACTATCGGGTCGTCATCCTGCTCCATGCGGCATTGGGGGCACTCGATGCTGGTCTCGAACCATGTCATGATGCACTTGTTGTGGAAGACGTGCTTGCACTTGAGCTTCTTGTCCGTGCGCTTCGTCAGCTCAAGACAAATTGCACATGTGTGTGAAAGGTGTGCAAGGCACTTCCCGTCCTCGACTGCCAGTCTTTTGCACTTGGCTCCCGTGAGGGTCACTGAAGAGCAATTCATTGTCTACTAGGACCTTACAAATATCTTCGTGAATTTTCTCCACAGTCTGGTTGGCGTTAATGACGTACACCTTGCACGGGACGCTCCTGAGTAGGTTTTTGTACTCTGAATCGAGCTCAGCCAGATACTCGCGGGTCACGCCTTCATCACCCGCCTGGCCTCGCGCCTGGATATGCTCCCACGCCAGGTCGAGGTTTTTTGAAAGGAAAATGTAAATGTCCGGGTGCCAAGAAAACCGTTCGTAAAAGTGGTCGTACGTCTCATGCTCGAGTTGCGTCACGTGGCCCTGACGTTTGAGGACTGGCCAAAAGACCCAACGAGAACTCAAGAGGGACCGCTCATAAATGACGTGCTTGGTGGTCCGTACAGGCCGCAGAGTCTCGAGGATAATCATATGGAACAGAAATGCCCACCGGGACGGGTCCTTGTAAAACTCCTTAAGGGGCCACTTGTCTATAGGTTCGCGCTGGACCGTCCAGCCCTTCTGTTCAAGCAAACCGAGCTGGGTCGTTTTGCCTGAACCGATGTTCCCATCGATGACAATTTTCATTATAAATTATGTGAGCCCTATTTCTTTAGTCCGATGAATACCCTTCGGGGTTGAACTTCCACGAAGTCTGAGCAGGCTCGGCCACGTATGTCGACGTGGCGGACGGGGCCCGGCCGAGCAGGGTCGCAACCTCGGAGTCATCGAGGGCCCGGCTGAACACATATGCGTTCTTGACCATCACGGACCCTATATTAGCATTCACAGCCGTCTGACCCCCGGCCCATCGCCACGTGCTTGCAGCCAAACCCCAATCGGCTGGGTTCGAGTCGACCGAACCCGCCTCCAAGCCGTCCCAATAAAGCTTGGCGGCCGCCGCCGTCTGACCTGTCGACCTGACGACAATTGTCAAATTCTTGTAGTCCTGACCAGCCTGAGGACCGACGGTGGTGCCGATTGCCAGTGCTGAACCCGCCGCCGACTTGTGTACAAATTGGATGGTGTTCAGGTCCTTTGTCTTGACGTAGTCTTCCGTGACGCAAGCACCCATAATGGCACCGGCGGTTGTACACCGTCGGGCGTGGTTCCACTTGGACAGGAGAGAAACCTTGGGCCGGCGACCGTTCGAATCGTCGCCCGCGCCCCCACGGTCCAGAATGATAAATTCAGCATTTTCACCAGGCATGCTGTTCGCCACCTTGATATCAAACGTGATGGTGTACTCCGGGGGCGTGTCAGACTCGATAGGGAACGGAGTCGCGAACGCCGGAGGAGCCACGGCATTGATATCAGCCTCGGCCACCTGGATTGCCTGACCCGTGCCCAAGAGCGTAGTACGAGCAGTCGCAATGTCAGTTGGCGGACTCGGGGCCGGGGCGGGCGACTCGCTCCACTTGGTGTCGACTTGGGATTTGGCCTCGTCCTCGGCCGCCTTTCTACCAAAGTAAATCTTGAGGCCGGCGGACAAAACCATCAAGCAAAAGAATGCTGCTGCGGCTATTCCGAGAATAACCGCCGGGTTGGTGGGCTTGTTCTCGGCCATTACTGTTATTTGGGAACAAAATTATTCGTCCTCGACCAAAACCTTGGGGACGCCACCACGGCACGCGGCGTTCTTCAGCGGCAGACCCAGCGCCGCCGGGTCGGTGTTCTGGAGAGTCTGGCGCCACTTGTAGTTGTCCTGGAAAGCGATGCCCTTCTGGGACATCATGAAATCGGACATGATACGGTTCGAGTCGTAAGACGTGATGCACCGGCCGTCAGCCATGCCAATGCGCGTAGACATTTCGTACTACTTGGCGACATTTTTATTCAGTGCCTTGACCCATTCGGGGAACCGCGCACCAGTCACCACCTCGAACATCTCCGGCTCTGTGACCCGCTTGACAAACATTGACGTCTCGATATTTTTGTTCAAAATTTCATAGGCTCCGGCAATCTCAGCCAGCGTCTGGGCCCCGGTCACGATGATACGACCTGTGCTGAAGATACTGGCCGTAACCTGCTTCATACCAGGTCCCGGAACGAACTTGACCTTGACGGCGCTGTACCGGTCTGGGTCGAACGAAACCTTGAAAGTCGCAGGGTCCTGAGAAAGACGACCGATAATCTTGTGCAAGTTGACGGAAGCGTTCAGAGAGAAGTTGGTGTTGATCATCTTGACAGCCGGAGGGTCGGTCGGGACGGGCTCCTCGAGCTCGAGCACAACCTGCATTATGAATGACAATTGGGCCAAGACGCGCTTGCAGTCAAACAGGTCCGAACACCCCGCCACCTGGATTGAACCGTTCGGAAATATCTTTATCGATTTACGCGAGTAATGGTCGGCGTAGCCAATTGTGACTTGGTTGTAAAACGCCGTGTCTTTCATGCGCCACTCGAATCCTGGAGTTGATGACCCGAGGGGGCGGATACAGACGCTCTCGAGTTTCGTAAAGTTCTCCCGAAACTTGGGAAGGTCAATTTGAATCTGAAATTTAGAAATCATAGTGATGGTCGTGATCCGAACCCATGACGGCTCCGGGCGGTCCTTGTCACCGGCGATAATAGCACTGCGAATCTCGTGCAGCTTTAGGATGTATTCGAAGGTCTCGGCCATCTTTGGTTCATAGGTGGCTTAAGAGTCCGGGTGGCGTCCCTTGGCGTCCTCAAGACTTGTTTTTTTTGGCCGCCTCCTTGATTTTGTTCGCAAGGGGTTTTTTGAGGATAAATGACTTGATGACCTTCTTGTAGTACTTCTTTTTCTTGTTGTTATTTACGTTGGCAACATTGTGACTCACGAGGCTGACGAGCTTCTTGCGCTTCACAGCCTCGATCACCTTGTTGAGCTCGTGGAGGCGCACCGCGGACTTTTTAACCTTCCGGCCTGTCTTTTTCGCCTTGCGGACCTGCGTCTTTTTGCTCTGAGCCAGTGTGTTCAGACCCTCGAGAGCGTACGACGCCGTCTTGGCGCCCCCGAGTTTCTGTACCGCCCGGATAGCAGAAATGGGAGTGCCCTTGAGTTCCTGGGCTCGCTTGACGTTCCCGCCCATTTCGTTCAAATCCGCAGCCGCCCGAGCCACGGCCGGGGCGCCACCAGGTACAGACGCAACCACCTTGAGCGCCTGCGTCGGCCCACCAACCTTGTTGATCGCAGCCACCTGGTTCGATGGTAGGACCGGTCCCGGAATTCCTCTCGGTAATTTGAGCGACACACCTTCCTGGAGAGCCTTCGGGCCTGCGAATATCTGAGGCCCCTTGATGGACGGCAACATACGAGCACCCCCTTGACGTAGAGCGAGTTCGCGAGTGACTGGAGCGCCAATCTTTCCGACGGGCGTGCGCTGCATGAGCGCCACCTCACCCTGGGGACGCACCGCCCGGTACATCTCACGGCCCTGGCGCAAAGAACCACCGTACCGCCGTGCGTAACGGTCCTCTTGGCGTTTGTAATTCGTCAGAGCTCTCATATTTTGAGTCTTAAATTCACGGGCGAGTTCACGGGGCACACTGCGCCCCATGCCCAGATTGCCGTACAGGTCACGCAGACGCCGCTTGGCCTCGACGGGGTCACGCTCACGACCGACCCGTCGAATTTCCGCCTGAATTGCACGCAAGACCACCGCGCGGGCCGGAAGACCCTCCGGCAGGGACTTGTACAGCTCACCGAGTCTCCATCCACGCTCGGATGACGACAGACGGCTAATCTTGCGCAGTTCAGAATCCACATCCTGACGCAGATACCGGTTAATCTCGGTACGGTTCTTGGAGGTGCGCCGCATGGACAGAAGTTCACGGAACGACATGTTCTTGACGGACTTGCCTGCCGGAGGTGGCGTGGGTTTGTACGCCTGGGTTGCCGCCTGTTTTTTTGCGACCTCCTTTACGACGGCATTGTTCATCACCTTTTTGACTTCGGTGGGAGTGGGCACCGTCGCAGGCACCAGGTTCACACTAGGCGGGAAGAGGACGGTCAGTGCCTTCTTGGCCTCGGACCCGTTGCTCAATTTCGCCCTCAAATTGGCCACGGCCCGTGCGAGGTTCGCCGTCTTGTTCGGGTCGGCACGGGCCTGTTCGGTCGCCTTGACGAGACCGTTCAATTGAATTTTGATGTTCGGTGCACCGACCGTAATCGTCGGTCCTGTGATCGTCGGGCCGGTCATGGTCGAGCCCTCCACGGTCGTCGTCGGGCCGGTGACGCTCGTCGTTGTGGTGGTGGCGCCACCGATGGGCCTCTGCTGGAACGTGTTCCCAGGAGCGCCATTCCTGCCTGGAGGCCCCGGGGCCCCGTTCTTCCCTGGAGCCCCGGGTGCACCAGGCTTTCCAGCTCCCCCCGTCTGGCGGGCAGTTGGTGGCGCGGAGCCTGCAAAAGCCCGCTTGAGAGCATTGGTCAGAGATTTCACAAGAGAATTCTTGTTGATTTTTGGAGCAGGAACCTCCTGTGCCGGCGGGACCTCCGGTCCCCGCTTCTGGTTCGACTTGCGCTCCGGGGCCTGTGCAGCAGAGGGCTGGCGTTTAGCAAGGGCGCCAGATATGGCACGGGCGAGAGCACCGGCCAGTGCCGAGGTGTTCAGAGGCGCTGGAGCCTTGTTGGGCACGGGAGCTGGCTGACGAGCAAGCGCCTTTTTCAGGGCGGCGGTGAGCGCCGTCGTCAGACCGCGAGTGTTTATTCCGGCCGTAGATTTGCGAGCGCCAAGGGCCTTCTTGATGGATGCAGCCAGCGTGCTCGCCAACGCCCGACTGTTGAGAGCTGGAGGCGGGGCGCCGCCCTTGGGCTTCTTCGCCAGAGCAGACTTGATTGCCCGGGTCAGGGTGGCGGCCAGTACCGTGGTGTTGACTGTGGGCCGTGCTGGCGGCGCGGGGCGCGGTGCAGGCGCCACTCCTCTACCCGTGCGGCGAAGAAACACACGTCTAGCCATTTTATTTCGTTCATTCTTGGCCTCGACGCCTTCGAAAAACTGACCAACGGCCGAAGCTGCCTCATTACTTTGCGCTTTGCGCACATTCTCAGCCCTTTTCATAGCCGCTTTTAATGCATTGTCCTCTTTTTGAGCAGCGTTCTTCTGCATACCTGCGATGTTCCCCTGCAGACCCGCGATGCCTCTCTTCACATTTTCAATCGTCGGTTGATTGACCTTGCGCAGAGCCGCCCGGGCTCGAATGCCACCGATGACCCCTCTACCGACGCCCCCGAATGTAGGGACCGGAGGAGGCTTGAACGAGTTTTCAAACTCATTCTCACTCTTTTTGGCTGCGGCCGCGGCCGCTCCGAGCGCCGGACCCAATTTCGTAATGTTCGTGGGTTTTATTTTCAGCTTGTAATTTGGTGCAAATGACGACCACATTAGCGTCTGTTGACGTGTCAAACCACCTGCGTTGAGGCGGCGGATAGCTTCGACCCGAAGACGCTTTAACCGTTCTTTTTTCGCAATATTTGTGTTTGGGTCATAGTTGATTAATTTATTGATCGCAGCTGTTTGAACAAAATTCAATTCAGCCTTTTGAGCGTTGGAGACCGCCTTGGATGCTCCACCGCCACCTGAATTACCATCTGGCTTTTTCAACATCTTAGCCACATTGAGCGCGGCGGTAGTTGCTTCGAGGGCCGCGGCCGCGGCCTTCTGTTGGGCGGTCAGTCCCGCCATCTCTACTAGGGCCCCAGGAAAAATTCGTGTCCTGTCCAAGTTAGGGTTTGGGTCGCGACGGGCATTTCACACGCAAACGCCACGACCCCTGAAGATGCTCCGTACCCGCCTGATTTCGCCTTACCAACATGAAGGCCTGCGCTGGCTTGTCGCCCGTGAGACCTCCGCGCCCCACCCTGGGGGGTTCCTGTGTGACGAAATGGGACTGGGCAAGACGGTACAGCTTATCGCGACTATGCTTGTGAACCCCAAGCCTCACACACTCATAGTGGTGCCCAAGTCTATCGTCGGCCAGTGGTGCTCTGAGATTGGGCGATTTGCTCCCACCCTGTCAGTTCACGCGTTTGACGGTGCCAAGCGCAAGTTGCCTGTGAATTTGCCTGACGTGATTGTCGCGCCTTATTCAGTGCTGCCGGCGCGCATCGGAGCTCCCGCGTGCCCATTGCTTGCCGTCCAATGGGACCGCGTCATCCTGGATGAGGGTCATGAGATCCGCAATCGCAAAAGCAAGACGCACATAGCGTGCAATGCACTGAGCGCACCCATCCGCTGGGTGGTGACTGGTACACCCGTCTTCAACTCGGTCAAGGACTTTGTGGCGCTCTGCGGTTTCGTCGGTATTCCGCGTAATCAGGTCCAGGGCTATACAGATGCGATTCGCGCCAAGTACGTCCTGCGCCGTACAAAGGCTGACGTGGCCAAGCACAACAAGCGGCTCGAGCTGCCTCCGTGCGATTTCCAAAATCTCGAGTTGGAAATGCATCCCGAGGAGCGTGAGTTGTACGAGCACGTCTTCACGCGCGGTCAAGCGATCGTCAAGCACATCTTCAAGACTGGAACTCAGCACTTGCATCAGATGGAGCTACTCGAGTGCTTGCTGCGCGCTCGCCAGGTGATGTCGTGGCCTCAGTTGTACTTGGACGGTATGGCTGTCAAGGACGAGAGCGACCCAGAGCCGTGGAACGGACGCTCCAGGAAAATGGAGACGCTCATGGAGCTGATCGCTGCGCACCCCAACGAGAAGTCACTCGTCTTCACGCAATTTATGGGGGAAATGGATGAGATCCAAGAGCGGCTCAGTGAGCTTGGCGTGCCGACCTTCCGCATCGACGGCTCGGTGCTCAAGGAGGCGCGCGACGCTCGCATCGCCGGCTGGAAGGCTGGCCCCAAGAATGCCGTCTTCATCATCCAGATCAAGGCGGGTGGCGTCGGCCTCAACCTCCAGGAGGCGACGCGCGTCTACATCACGTGTCCGGCGTGGAATCCCGCGACGGAGCTGCAGGCCATCGGACGCGCGCATCGCACGGGTCAGACCCAGAAGGTGGTCGTACGGAGATTGATCTACTGCGGTGAGGAGCAGATGCCTTCGGTCGAGCAGTCCATCATGCAGCTGCAGGAGGGCAAGGCCAAGGTGTGCGCCGAGGTGCTCAACGACCCGCGACTCGAGACGCAGGTGCCCAATGTGACGCGGACCAAGATTACTATCCAGGCGCTGCGCAAAATATTTGCAGTGTAATATGAGCCCCGCTTCTAACCGTAACGCCCGTCTCATGAAACAGCGCAACAACGCCGCGGCCCGTAGACGCGCAGCCATGACGCGTGCCAACGCTCTTTATCAGCAGGTGTATCTCGCGGCCCTTAGAAATAGCTTCAAACGTCCCGTGATTAATAACCCTAGAAAGAAGTAGTATGACTCTCAAGCAGCTGCGCGTGGCCCACCGTTCGTACTTGCGTGAATTTGACCGAGCAGTAATCCGTCGGCGGGCAGATATAAAGAAGGTCATGGCGGCCCAAATCAAGGCGCGCAAGGCTATGAAAAATCCTCACAACTCCACGACCAAGGCGGCGCGTGCACTCAAGGGTAAACTCTTGAACACAATTTACCGGTCAGTAATGAACAAGGCCGGCAACTCCAAGTGCCCTCGGTACCACCAGAACAAGGAGGGTTGGTGGGTCGGCCCGGGTCCAGGCACCAAGCGTCGGTGCCGCGCCTAAATAAAATCCCGCCTCATAATAAAATGACGATTGGAAGTCGTGCCCAGGTTTTCCATGGCAACGCTGACCGTACCGCAGGCGGCCTGACCAAGAAGGACCTGAAGATGAAGGATGGCGAGATTGTCAGCAAGTCCAAGTCGAAGGGTGAGAAGAAGAACCCGTGGATTGTGGCTGTCGCCAAGGCCAAGAAGGAGCTGGGCATCAAGGGCTTTGCGCTGGTCCAGGGCAAGCTGCTGACTCGTGCGCGCGAAATTTACTCCAAGTAAGTAATACGGAGAGATGCCTACTAAAAAAACCAAGACGAAGACGAAAAAGTCCCGTCCTTCGTCCAAGAAGCTGAGTCGTGAGCAGGTCTCTGGTCTGCTCAAGAATCTGCGTAGAATTTTCGGTTCTAAAGGTAAGAAGAAATGAGGAACGGCCTTGTGGGTCTGAAGACGACCACTTCCGCGCGGATGGTCCGTTCTATTTTTAACGTTCGTCGATCGGCAAAAAAGCACAGGCGCCCAGCTTCAGCACCGACGGGAAGGTCTCGGCGGCCCGGGCCGTCTCCTCCTCGGCGGGCTGTCCGTAGTACCGGATCTGCGCGGCGCGGCATGTCAGCCCCCAAGTCCCGTTGAAAAAATATGTCGAATCAATATCTACCAGGACGCTCAAGTCCTGACCACGAAACAGCCCTTCCCGCACTTCCGGGTTGACCTGTTTTGAATTCTCATCGAAAATATACGTCGCGTCATCAATCTTGAGACGGAGCTCATTCAATTTCAGGTTGGAATTGAACGGCTCTTGAGGACACAGAAACGTCTCGAGGTCCTTCCACCACGCGATGAAGTCGGGGTTCTGGACAGTCAGTTGGAAACTCTTGTAGGCTGAGACGCCCCATTTGCATCGGCCGCGCGGAATCTGGAACCGCAAGGGGCCCCCTCCTTCATGACTGAACTTGGCACGGCCCTCTTTGCCCCATGGTGTGGTGTCGATCACATTCTTGTCCGTAATATCCGACCACAGGACCATCCTCTAAATAAAATGTCTGCATTTTTTAAGTAAATATGAAGAAGGCCACGAGTCTCAGCAGGTCCCTCACGGCGCTCAGTAACGCCGCCTTCGCCAATGCTCGGCGCAATGCGGCCCTCCGCGCGGCCGTCAAGAGTCAGTCGGCCAAGCGCGCCAACGCCCGGACGCCGAGCCCTCCCAAGCGCAAGGCCCGGACGCCGAGCCCTCCCAAACGCAAGAGCCCCAGCCCTCCCAAGCGCAAGAGTCCACCCAAGCTGACCATCGGCGCTCGTGTTCAGTTGCCGATCTTGATAACCCATCCAAATGGGCGCATCGAGGTCAAGTTCCGTACTACGCGCAAGTACTACGCACCCAATGCAAGCAAGCCGTACGGCTATAACCTCAGCAAACAGGTGCGCTAGAAGGTTGACCCGGTCGCGGCGCCGATCACCCGTGCGAGGCCGGAACCTCTCAACAGTACACGAAGCTCTGTAAGCCATGGGAGGTTACTCGGAACCATGATAAAGCCACCCGATGCCGTGGCCATCTCAAGCGTGTGTTCCAAGCCGTCCGCGTTAAAGCACCACATACCCTCTTGGACCCAATCCAACTTGATGGGTCGACGGACTGCATACGCACCTGGCATTCGGAGGATATGAAGCGATTCTGTTTCTAAATTGTAGATGATGCCGTCATGGGACTTGAGGAGGTACCAAAGCCTCCAAGCCCTAGACTCGTCTATTTTTTTGGGACGAATTTTGAAAGCTAATTGAGTGTCGATTGATGGACTCGACCACTCAATTATCTTTTGGACCAAATCTATTGGTAAACTCATAATGTCTCTTTCATTTACAATTTTTATATGGAGCACAACTTGAACGCATTGTGAACCCCTTTATAGGACCCAGCAAGCACCGAAGCTTCGCGAATTTACGAGGTAAATTAAACACCTTTTTGTTTGAGGACCTCACACACTTCTTGTTTTTGGGTCCCGACCGACAGCAGTTTTTCATTCTGAATTTAGTTTGGAAATTTTTCAGTGCGCAAGTTTCCAGACAAAACCTCCCGAGGTTTTTTGAACACCTTTTAAACATTGTGAAATACCCGACGCTGATCTTCCGATAGCAATCGCTGCTGAATCGATAGATTCATATACATTCAATAGGGTACTTCCGTCATGTGACCATTGTTGCACTGATTTAAAGTGAGATCGACCTATTTTTCGTTTGTGTTCTTCATTGAACTTTATTCCAAAATTGGGATTCTTATATCCCAATCTTTGTTTCAATGATAGTAAAACTGTTTCAGAGTGTTTTTTACCAAAAAATGGATTGTTTTCACCCGACATATTTTCTGATAGTTTCTTTTTATGTTCATCAGTGTGTTTATAACCACGTATTCCGTTTCCTCCTGCAGTCATATTAAACCCGTTTTTACCGAAAGTGTCGTATTTTGCAATGTAGTACATTTCCCAATCATCAAGGTATATTGAGTCTATATTCTCATGTAGTATTTCTGTCCTAAATTTATCCCATCCATATTTTCTAATTGCTCTATGGAAATGAGTTTCATCTTTTGATTTTTTATGGGTCTTTGTTCTTTCATAAATACCTATAGTTTGACCTATATAACTTCTACCGTCAACTGTATACACGTGTCTATAAATTGTACCCACTCCATCCATATTCTATAATAACATTTTTTGTCTATCCAGAACACATCTCACAACTCTCAGGGTTGGCGAGAGAACAAGCTAGAACCTGTTCCTCTGTGGGTCGAGGGGCGACTGGTACGGTGACCTGCTGCGGCCGAACCTTTGCTCGTGTTCTAATGTAGTAGCTCCCTGTTTTCAGGCCCTTCTTCCATCCGTACATGTGCATGCTCGACAGCTTGGCCAGTGTCGGATTTTCCATGAAAATATTCAGCGACTGAGATTGATCGATGTAGGCGCCCCGGTCAGCCGCCATATCGATGATGCTCTTCTGTGGAATCTCCCACACGGTCCGGTAGACCGCCTTCAGCTCGTCCGGGATGGCCAGTTGCTGGACGCTCCCACCGGCTCGCACAATTTCATTCTTAATTTCAGGAGTCCACATTCCGATCTTCTGCAAGTCCTTGACCAGGTGCTTGTTGATCATGACAAACTCGCCAGCCAGAGTACGACGCAGGTAGATGTTGGTCGTGTAAGGCTCGAAGGCTTCGTTGTTGCCCATGATCTGGGCGGTCGATGCGGTCGGCATAGGCGCCACGAGCAGCGAGTTGCGCAGGCCGTGCTTCATAATGCTGTGTACAATTTCACCACAATCTACATTATTGTTGTTGTCCCAGAGGTCAAACTGGAGGATACCCTTCGACGCGGGTGAACCCTCGAAGGTTTCATAGGGTCCCTCTTCCGCTGCCAGTTGACACGACTCCCAGAGAGCCGCAAAGTAAATTTTCTTGAAGATGAGAGTGTTCAACTCGCGAGCCTTGGGTTCGTCGAACGACAGACCGAGCATCTGGAACACGTCCGCGAGACCCTGAACGCCGATGGCGATGGGCCGGTGGCGCATATTGCTCTTGCGAGCCGCCTCGGTCGGGTAATAATTCCTGTCGATGACCCGGTTCAGGTTGCGTGTGACGACTCGGGTCACCTCTTGGAGGTTGTAAAAATCGAAGGACCCGTCCTTCACAAACGTCGGCAGGCAGATGCTCGCCAGGTTGCACACCGCCGTCTCGTCGGCCGTGGAGACCTCCATAATCTCAGTACACAGGTTGCTCGACTTGATTGTCCCGATATTCTTCTGGTTGCTCTTTTCGTTGGTGGCATCCTTGTAGCACATGTAGGGCGTCCCGGTCTCAACTTGGCTCTTCAAGATGGCGTCCCATACGGCCCGCGCACGGACCTTGCGCTTGAAGCGCCCCTGAGCGACGTACATCCGGTACAGCTCGTTGAAAGCCTCTCCGTACACATCGGGCAGACCAGGGCACTCGTTCGGGCACATCAGGTGCCAGTCCTCGTCAGCCTCAACCTTCTGCATGAAGAGGTCAGGGATCCACATAGCCGTGAACAGGTCGCGGCAGCGCATCTCCTCGTCACCCTGGTTCAGACGCAACTCCAGAAACTCCATGACGTCAGCGTGCCACGGCTCGAGGTAGATGGCGAATGACCCCTTGCGCTTCCCGCCCCCTTGGTTCACGTACCGGGCGGTATTGTTGAAGACGCGCAGCATGGGCACGATTCCATCAGCCACACCGTTTGTACCCTTGATTCGCGAGCCGCTCGCTCGGACGTTCGAGCAGTGGATGCCTATGCCCCCAGACCACTTGGAGATGTGCGCACACTCCTTGAGTGTCTCATAGATGCCCTCGATGGAGTCTTCCTTCATAGCCACCAGGAAGCAGCTGGACATCTGAGGGTTGTTTGTACCGGCGTTGAACAGAGTCGGTGTGGCGTGCGTAAAGTACTTCTGGGACATAAGGTCGTACGTCTCACGAACGCGTGGCAGGTCGTCACCATGGATGCCTAGCGCCACGCGCATGAAGAGGTACTGGGGCGTCTCACCCACGTTAAGGTACCCCTTCTGGAGGGTCTTGATTCCAAAGTAGCCAAAGAGGTAGTCGCGACGGTGGTCAATCCACGTGTCAATCTCAAGAGCCAGGCACTTCATGAAGTAGTCCGAGACGATGCCCTTGGTGTGCAAGGCGACCATTGCATCTGAGAAGGTCTTCGGGCACGTCTTTTGCATATTGCTCACGGTCACTCGCATAGCCAAAGTCTCGTAGTCGGGATGTTCTGTAATCATAGCCACAGCCACCTCAGCCGTAAGGTTGTCAATTTCGGCAGTAGAAATGCCGTCGTACATACTCTGGAAAACCTTCTGGGCCACCTTGTCTGGCTGGACATTCAGGGGTGTGAATTCTGGTTCTTGATTTAGCTTTGAAATTCGCTTGGTCACTTTGTCAAATAGCATCTCGACTTCATCTCCGGACCGCTTAGTGACCTTCATATTGTAAGACAGACGGTCCTTTTTTTTATCCTCGCCTATCTCAATGGAGTTTCTCCCGACTCGCCGGTCTTTGCCGACTCCCCTGTCCAACGCTTACTTCTCGGATTTCAACCGGGAATTCCTCCACGGTGCCGTGATCCGGGCCATGAAGGACAAGACGGGCTATACTATCGAGCGTCAGAACGACTCGGACCTCCAGGCGCTTATGCGTCGGGTCTGGACCAACCTGTCGGGTGATCCGTACACGGACGTGCGCAATCAGGTTTCGAAAATGAATGACCGTGTGGTCAAGGAGGCTTCCGAGACCATCTCGACCGGCATGCTCCAACAGATTGTCTATCTGCGTGACATTTCCCGCAACCCCGTCCCGCTCGAGACCCCTGTCAGCACGAGCACGTACGGGAATAAAATCCCGAGCAATTTTAAGTTTGGTATTAACTAAATGGTCAGGGCACTTGACGACATCGTATTGGGTTTCCTGATATTCTTCGCCTTGGACCGCGCCATCCGCCTATTTAGTAATGGAATTATAGAGCCATGGGCCGAAGCCAAGACGGTCGACAAGACGGTCATTGAAAACTGGAAGCTCGGCGCCGAACTCGGTCTTTTGCTAGTTGCACTCGTGTTGATAGTCAAGAATCGCTCGTGGGTCACACACCTAAACCGAGCTTAAGGGTCTCGGGCCTTTGATACGTAATGAATAAATACCGTGATGAGACGGCGGCCATGTGCCAAAAGAAGGGATGGGACAAAGCACCAGTAAGTATCGTATGGATGTTACTAAACGAAGAGATGGGTGAATTAGCCTCGTCAATTCGCCAGAAGCAGCGCATCTACAAGAAGACCGGCCTCAAAAAGGACCGCGGCACGGACGTGATGATGGAGATGGGTGACGTGTTCAGTTACATGTTCCAGCTGGCCCATATGCTCAACGTGGACCTCGACGAGATGTGGGAGGTCCACCGTCAGAAAGTACAGACCAAGGTCTACGTTTAAAAATCTATTCGAATGGTAAGAAGATGGCGACAGCCTGGATGATTGACGACCGCCTTCAGATTGACGGGTTCGACCCCTACACCTGGTCAGGCACGTACGGCGTCAACACTGATGGGTTCCGTAAGGATACCTTTATCGACGGGTCGTACTATACTCAGGTTGACGAGGTGCCCATGGAAATGCAGGACCCGGTCGAGGAGAGCCAGAGCCCAGAGTTCAACTCGTCAGGCGCCATGTACCTCAAGACGGCCAGCGTGAATCCAGCCCCTTACGCCATGTACCCTGCGCGCAAGTTCGAATACTCTGACGGGACGTGCACATGGTACCGCCCAGATATGCCATGGTCATGGATGGGCGCGTCGGGGGATTCTCTTGGGCGCTGGCTGGCGGCCAAGGGAAACCGGGGTGACTCGCTTGTGTTCTATGTGGTTCTTGCCATTCTGGCTTACTTTTTGTTCAAGAAATTCAAGAACTAAATTGTGGACACCTTTGGGGCCACCACCTTGACGAGCTTTTTCGCCAGGTTATCTTTTTCAATTTTCGACCGTTCGTCCAATTTGGGGCAGAAATGCACCTCAAGTTGAATGCATCTCGAACAAAAATCCCCTTGACACTCACGACACTTGAGCATCTTCGGTCGGTGCGGACACTTCCACATCGTCTGCTACTAAGAGACAAGCAATTTCATTCTTAAATACGGGAGGCTCTGCCGAATCGGGCATGAGCTCACAGAGACCGTGAGCCCGCCCTTTGCATATCCGCTCCCAGGATGCCTTCATAGCGGGCAGGTGCCGCGCGAACCACTCGCGGTCACGCTTGATCCGGACGATGACAAACTCTTCGGGGCGCGGGGGGTCGGCGCTCCCCGGTCTGTACTGAATGAAGTCACACTCTTCGAGGTCAGTAATCTCGAGTTGCAACTGAACTTGGGGCCAGTAGTGCTTGGGCACCTTGGCCTCGATCTTGCGGGTCAGAGGGCACTTGATCTCTATGAGCAGCCCATCCTCCGTGACCCCGTCGGGCGACGCACCGAGCCATGGGTACTGACGGTGCTGAACCAACCCAATCTCGTGCGACTTGCGTCCTGTCCGAGCGTCGTACAGGTCACGGACGAGCGGCTCGAGCAGAGTCCCGTGTTCAGTGGCGGCGTTGCCGGCCCATTTCGTCCGAAGAACCTTCTTCTTGATGAACGCGTCGGGCGTCTCGTAGTGATTCTCGCCTATGGCACTCGCCACGTCACTGGCTGTAATCATCTGGTCACGCAGGTCTAACCATTCCTGAGACCTTTGTTCGGCGTATTCAGCCGCGAGCAGCTCACGCGCCCGGACGACTAGTGGGGTCTCGCTTTGGGGGTCCATCCTTATTCTTAAATCGTGCATCTGTTTTAAGCACTATCTGAGCAGCGTTCTGTTCAGCCTGTTTCTTTGTCGATGCGAATCCAGAACCACAATTGAGACCGTCGACAAAGACGCTGATGAAAAACTGCCCGTTCATCTGTCCCGACACCTGATAGTCGGGCAGGGGGTACTTGAGCGCCTGGCACCAGCGCATGAGCTGATCCTTCCAGTTGTCGTCAATCAAAGAAGTTTCCACTTTGGTGAAGGATTCAAGCACAAACTTCTTGGCGTGAACCATGCCCAGGTCTAGATAGATGGCCCCGACGAGCGCCTCAAAGACGTCCTCCATGATGTGCTCATTGGTGTTCCAACCGTTTCGCTCACCCTTTTCATCCATCAGAATCAACTTGTCGAGGCCGAGCACATGTGAAATCTCGCATAGCGTCTTGCCCCTGACCATCTTGGTGCGCGCCTTGGTCAGGAACCCTTCCTGCTCCTTTTCGTGCAAGTCAAATAGGTGTTTTGTGATGATAAATCCTAGGACAGAGTCTCCCATAAACTCGAGTGTTTCGTACGAACTAGTCAGACCTGAGTACCGCTTCAACGCGCTTTTGTGAGTGAAAGCCCGTTGATACAGTTCGATATTGTTGATTTTCGTCCCTACCAGAGCATTCAGGGTTTCACGTGAAAGCTCGGGTGGGGGTTCGGACATTTTCTTTGTGTTACCTACACCCTAGGTTTTTAAGTGCTGTTCACTTCTTCAGGTAGTCGCGCGCGAGTAGGAACAGCCCATAAAGAATAACGAGCCAAATGAGAACGTTGATTATTTTGGCCCCGGTACAATACGCAGAACGGTCGTCAGCCTTGCACTCAACTGTAGTGCCTAAGAGACCGAACACGCCCGTTCCACCGATTCCACCATTGTTTCCACTGCGGGCCATTTTATGATATTACTTGGGATTAAATTCAGGCCGTGGCGGCAGGCTTGGCCACCTTCGGGCGCACCTTCTTCTCCTTGGGCGGCGCGTTTGGGTCGACCGGTGCCTTCTCCGCCTTGGGCTTCTTCTCAGTCACCTCCTTGATGTAGTGCGGGTTGATGTACTTCTGGATGTTCAGGAAGGTCACCTGGGTACCCTCCGGCGGGTGCAGCAGGGTCTGCAGGGTCGCATCCATCGTGATGTTCTGACCCGCCTTCAGGCCCTTCTGCTCGACGTACTCGTTCACCTTGCGGGTCACCTGAGAGCGGGAAATCTTCTCACCTGCCGGCAGGGCCAGGAAGGCACGCAGCTCCGGGGTGATATCCAGGGGCTTGTTGAAACCGTTGTTCTGGGCACGGGTCGCCGCCTTCTCACCGGACGGGTCCTCAATGTGCTGGCGAATCTTGCGCACATCCTTGCGCAGCGCCTTCAGCTCCTTGGCAAGCAGCTCGAGGGTAACGGGGGCAGTGGCCATTTCTACTTGTCCTGGGACGGCCGTCTTTAAGCCCCGTTACTCGAGTGCCCAACAGGCGAAGAAAATCAAAATCAGGAGAACCGCACCCGAAAGCGCCAGGTGCCAAACTTTGCGACTCTTGAACGTGTCAAGGCCTTCCGTCTTCCAGCCCGAGTCAAAGTTGAAAGGGGCCGCCCCCTTGATTTCCGTCGGTGAATCATTCTGAGCAAGGTCCGTTCCGAACCCAGGCGGAAGCGTCACACCTCCAGAAGGTCGAATTTCCACATCAAATCGTGGACCCGACCCCTGACCCTGACACCGAGGAACACAGCACCCAGTGTCACAGGGGTAGACGAGACCATTTTCCCTGTTAATATAGGCACATATGGTCTTCAGGGGGTCCATCGGGTCCGCCAAACACATGCACCCCTTGTTCAGGAACTCTTGTTTGCACGAGTTCATCTAGTATTAAAGAAGATTTTTGTATGTACTAGTAATGGAGTACGGAAAACCCCAGAAGCTACCAGACGGTCGTTACTTTCTGAAGATTTCTGGTCAGCGTCATCAGGTCAACGGCATCATCGCTCAGGACGGGCTCGCGTCCAAGTCCATCAACTTCAAGATCGAGGACCAGTCCGTGTTCGACACCATCGATGCGGAGCTGCTCGCCAAGGCCAAGGAGTCCAAGGTGGAGTGGTTCGGCAAGGAGCTCGGTGACGAGACGATTGTGAATGCTTTCCAGGAGAGCGTCACTGACGGTGTGCTCGGTGCGTCGCTCGTGTCCGTCAAGGGTCAGGTGGCTACTCTGGCATTCGACCGCCAGAAGAATCCCCTGGCCCTCGAGGATGTGGCAGCCGGCTCCCAGTGTGATGCCCTGTTCGAGCTGGCCGGTCTGTGGTTCCTGAAAAAGTCGTTCGGTCCCATCTGGCGTGTGGTCCAGGTGCGCGTCCGCACAGGCGCACAGGTCCCGAACTTTCCCAAGGAGTGTCTGTTCACGGACGAGGTCGAGGACGAGGACGACCCAGCGGACTATCTCGACTAAAATTTTTATTCCTGCCCTATAATAAATGGATCGCAAGGGCCTGGCTATCATGGTTCTCGCGGCGGTGATTCTCATACTTTTGGTCGCTCCCCAGAAGAGCCGCTTCACGGCGGGCGCTGATGTGTCGGGCATGAACCTGTCGAACGCTGCGTACGCCAGCACGCACGCCCGTCCCACGTCTGGTCGCGCCGCCGGTGAGGTTCCTCAGGGTGAGGGCCCGTATCTGGCCGGTGGCGACATGAGCTCTGCGGGTCTGATTCCGCGTGAGGTTGTCCAGACCGAGGATTTCGGTCAGTTCAGCCCGGAGAAGATTCTGAGCGGCCAGAACTACATGGACCCGCGCAACCAGATTGGCTACCCCGAGACTCTGGGTGGCGTTCTGCGTAACGCGAACCTGCAGTTCCGCTCGGAGCCGATCAACCCCCGTGCCCCCGTGTCCATTTTCAACCTCAGCACGATCCCGCCCGACACCATGCGTCCCAAGTTCGAGATCAGCCCGGAGTATCAGTAAGTCGCGTAGCGACTTTTCCTTGCGTCCCCGCGTCCCCTTTACATAAAAAAGTCCTCTGGACTTACTAGAATGGATTTCAAAGCGGCAATGACCGAATGGGTTACCCTCAAGGCCCAGCTTCTTGCAGCTCGCAAAGATCTCAGCGTCCTTAACGGTCGCGAAAAGGATCTTCGCAAGTTTGTGACTGCCCACATGGCACAGCACGAGATTGATACCGTCCGTGTCCAGGAAAAGGTTAAGGTTAATTTCAAAAAGAAGAAGACCAAGGGCCCAATCACCAAGGATGTTATCCGCAAGGGTCTCGGTTCCTTTTTCGGTGGAAATGAGGCACAGGTCGAGGGGGCCTTCCAGGCAATCCTCGATGCCGCTCCCATGAAAGAGTCGGCGGGTGTTACAGTTTCAGGGCTTAAGGACCTGTAGCTCTAGTAAAGTAAGTCAAACAAGGATGGGTATCAATGATGAGTACTCACGCGATGCGTACCTGGTCGACGGCGAAGCGTACGACTCTGAAGGGTCGGACGAGTTCGACCCCGAGCTCCACCCAGAGGACTGGCAGGACATGTATTCGAAGGAACTCCTTGACGGCTGGATGCATCTGAGGAACTATTTCGAACAGAACTACATCAAGTGTCGAGCAGGTTACCCTCAGTTTGTCGAGCTGGTCTTGGACCCGTCCAAGTGGTACACAAACTCTGAACCAGGCTACGTCCAGACGGACCTATGGAATTCTATTGCGGGTTTGCCCGTCATCTCAGACCGCGTCGTCCCTCAGAACTTTTATGCGTGGGTTGAAAATTATATTGATTACTTATAAATGATCGACATCACTGGCCCTAAGGTTCTGACTCCGGCTCTCCTGTTCGCTGTCCTCAGCCCGGGCCTGCTCCTGGCCCTGCCCAGCGGCGCTGGCCTGCTGGTCCAGGCCGTGGTGCACGGTGCCGTCCTGGCCATCCTGTACTGGGCTCTGGCCAAGTACGTCCTGGGCCTGAGCCTGACGACGACCGACCTGTTTGTGCCGGCTCTGCTGTTCGTCCTGCTGACGCCGGGCGTGCTGCTGACCCTGCCCCCGGGCTCGGCTGGCATCTTCCGCAGTGGCCAGACGTCGGGCGCGGCCGTGGGTGTGCACACCCTGGTCTTCGCCATTGCGTTTGCGTTCCTGCGTTCCCAGTACCCCCAGTACTACTAGGCGCGCCGGACCAGATGTCCTAATTTATACCTAAAATGTCAAGATGGTCAAGTACCTCGCATTGGGCCCAGGAGCCATGGGATACTTTACATACTTGGGCGTCTTGACGAAACTAAAACAGACTGGCCGGCTCGATGAACTCGAAGAGATTTCGGGCGCGTCAGCCGGCGGCCTTTTGGCTTTTGTGTTTGCCCTCGCAAAGGGGGACACCACAAAAGTTCTCGACTTTACGCTTACAGTTCCTATAAAACAGATGATGAAACCCAGTATCAAAAGTCTCCTCAAGGAGTGGGGCCTCATTTCTAATTCAAAATTGCACAATGCCTTTTCGGACATGACTGAGAAATTCACGGGCAAGCGCTCAATGACCTTCAAGGAACTCTATGACTGGTTTCCAGTGAAAATACACGTGGCGTCTTACTGCGTCAACACGTCCAAGACGGTCTATTTCTCGGTCGACTCGACGCCCGGGATGAATGTCGTCGACGCCGTTTGTGCCACGATCGCCATACCCTTCATCATTTCTTCGGCAAAATTGAATGACGGCTGGCACTACATAGACGGTGCCGTCGCCGAGTCTGTACCTGGAGGACCCTTCCTAGCCCGAGTCCGTGAGGACGTGTTGGTCGTCGCGTTCGGATGGGGTCAGGCTCCGGAGATAAAGGACATGAAGAGCTACGCCATGGCGCTCATCACGACCCAGATGCGTAGCAGGGCCACCTACGACTTTCCTATTTTGAATGTAGATTCAGGCCAGCTGGACATTTACGACTTTTCACTCGGCCAGGAGCAGAAGCTCAAGCTATTCATGAAAGGTCTGGCGTCTCAGTAATTTTCTCATTGAATTTCAAAATGAAACATCACATCCGTTCCAGCCACGTAGTGAGACTGTCGCGTAAAAAGATTACCGTCAAGGCGAGCAAAGGTCGTGCGGCGTACTCTTACATTCGCAAGGCGTCGAGCCGGCGCGTCAAGGCGGTTCCGGCGTATGACGTGGGTGCTATCGGCCACTCGTCGAAAGTGATCGGCCCGCTCAAGGGTGGTATGCTCACCAAGTACGGCTACCACCCAGTCGAGGCCATGACCAACCGCCACAAGGCTCTGTCGAAGGGTATCAGCAAGGGTGAAAAACCCCTGTCAGTCATGCGTCGCCTGGTCGCTATAGGCACGTTGACCAAGAGCCGTCTGCCCCGCGCGTCCCGTATTTACCGCCAAGACGCCAAGTGGATCAGCCGGAAGTACCTAAAGGTTAAATAAATTCTCAATGTAAATTAATTGATGCCGACCCTGCGTGAAATTCAGCAGTGGAAGCCGCGCACGACATCCGTGAACGGCTCCGTCCGTCACAACCGCCGCTTGGCACTGACCACGGGTGTTCAGATGGCCATCACGGCCCCGGCGCCTCAGCGCAAGCAGGCGCTCCGTCGCGAGCTCCGCAAACACCCAGCAGTGGCCCTCTCATGCCTGTCCCGGTCGACTCTTCGGCGCGTTCTTTTGACGCTTGGTTTCAGCCTCGCAGCCGTCGGTGCCGTCATGCACTTCCCGAAGTTGCCGGCGGGTGGCCCGGCAGCCATGGCTCCAACGCCCGCCGGAAACGCTCCTCTGGCCGCCCGGTCATGGGGTGCGCGCGCGATGAACTACGTACCGACCCGTCAGACGGCCATCAACATAGGTGGCGCCGTGGCGACAGCCGTGAACCCCTGGTTGGGTGTCAAGTGGATCGTCGCCTCGGTCACGAGCCGAACCGTCACGGCCATGGACAACCAGATTGGTCAGTACGAGTTGGCGGCTAACCGCGCCCGGCAGAATCTCGAGTTTTACCTATCCTGGACGATGTTCATCGCATTCTTGGCCATCGTCTCCCATTTCATTCCCAGAATTGCGTACAACGTCCGGGCGACCGTCCATGTTCTGACTTCGGGCAACGCCGAACAGGCGGCTATGCTTGCGGGTCGTGTAGGCACCAAGGCGATCGAGTCGAGGGGTGCCGTGTCCCGCTCGCGGTCTCGGTCCCGCTCGCGGTCTCGTGAGCGCGCCCGGACCCTGCGTATCGGCGCAGGGATGCCCACCAATACCCAGCTCTTGGCCCGTATGCGTTAAAAATTTCCCAACCTAATTTAGTATGAAAATTAGTCAAATTAAGGATGCCACGGCCGCCGCGATGTTTGCGGCCGCGATGGTCGTCGTCTGGTCCGGGCCGGTCCCGCGTGAACTCGTCCTTAAGGGTCTGGGACTAGGGGTCGTGGTCGATACCCTATTTACCCTGAATCCTACGTGGCACGGCGCCGAGTGGAAAACAGGTCCTGTGCTCGCCAAGCTTGTGGTCATGGGACAGGTTTTCACATTTGCGTACATCTTGGCGACCCATGGATCGCTGCATTGAACTAGCCCAAGACATCTGGCAGTCTCTGGGCCCCGGCTATTCCGAGCGCGTCTATCACAACGCGTTTGAAATTGCCCTTCGTGACGAAGGTCTGTCGTACGAATCCGAACGAATCTTGTGCGTCTCATACAGAGGGCACAATGTCGGTAACTTGAGGGCCGACCTCATAGTCTCTGGCAAGTTCATCTTGGAGCTCAAGTCCACTTCGAGGCTCAAGGATGAATTTAGGAATCAAATTCGCAACTACATGAAACTGACGGGTCTGAAGGCTGGCGTCCTCATCAATTTCCCAGACAAAATGGGGGCTCTCGAGTTTGAGAAGGTTGAGCCATTGGTCGAGGAACCACCACCGGTTGACATTATTGACTGCTGAGTGGGAGTTCATCAAATCTAGGCTCTAATTTCGCTATACTGAACGAATGAACTGCCAAGAGAGCTCTTGACATATAGCCTCCCATATTCGGTCCTGGATGTACAATTTCTCTTTGGATTTCAAGAGGGGGAAACACGGCAGGTAATCATCCTCGCCCAGAAGTTCACAGAATTTGTAAAGGGTAAATGAATAGCTCAAAAAGTTCTTGCGGTTTGCCGGCTTGACCTTCTCGAACGGTGCTTGAATCTTGTGGAACATGAGACGTAGCTTGTCTTCAAGGGCTTGAGGCATCGTTGGAGGGGTGATACCGCTGAGTATAGTCGCTATGTAAGGTACGTGCTCGTAATATTTTGACTTGTCTAGTTTCTTAAGCAACGCCTTGACTTTTTCGTGTGTGATTTCGCTCAGGTCCTTAATCTTCTGCTTCTTGAACTCCGACCTGAGCTGGTTCAAGACTTCTTCGGGGACGCTCGTCGACTCTTTTGCCTGGAATTGACTTATCCATTCATTGAAGTGATTCTCGCGCTTGTAAGAATATATCACGTGTTTCTCCATCTCTTGTTCCTCCTTGAATCCCACTTCTTCACCCTGAATATAGTCCATGCGTCCACACCCCGCACAGATTTCTTCACTGACCGTCTCGTCAAAAACTTTGGTATAAAATTGCCCACAGCCTCGACATGGCAAGGTGTGGACCGGAGGCCCCTGACCAACGTGCAAGTCAAATTCGTTCTCAACTTCGGCCAGGTACTTTTTGTAAATGTCCTGGCGTTGGACACCCCTTCGGGTCTTCAGTTCGAAACCTAGGGCCCGCGTTACCTTTTCTGGGGCTGGTGCGTCTTCGCTCGCCGTGTACTCCTTTATCACAGGCATGGCCGTCAGCAAGTACTCTATGAGTTCCTCCTCGGACTTGCACCCCTGGACGCGCTCCTTGTACCGGCCTTCCATACTTGGTAATTAATAGTCTTAAATGTTTAATTGTCCATCTTGGGTGCCAAATAGAAGCGCAAGTCTCCCAAGTTGGCGATTGTATATCTGAAAACTATAGGCATGTTATCATTCGTAGAGTCTTGCATAATCTGAACCGAAGCACACATATTGGTCGCCTTGGTGAAAAGGTTGATATATTTCAGACTGAAATTGGATCCAGTCCGGTTGACCGACTCGGGAAGTTCGATGGTCGTCACCTGATCGGCAAAGTCACCGTTGCAACCGAGGGTCAGCTTGGTCCCCTCACGGACGATGCTCATTTCCTGAGCCAAATTGCCCATGTCACGGGCGATCCGCTGGAAGTCTACAGATGGCAGGGTGGTCACGACGTCCATGTTCACATCGGGCAGGCCAAGTATGTCCTCATTGATGTCAAGCAATTTCAATTTGAAAATAGTCGATGACTTTTTGACCGGGTTCTCGATGACCAGGTCTATGTAGTCGCGGTTCTCCATACTCATTACCAGAGTGTCCGCCCCTGAGATGGACTTGAGCAGCTTGTACATGTTACCCATGTTGAGACCGGCAGCCATCTCAGCAGGACACTGATACTCTTCAAAGTTTTCAGACCCGAGAGTCATATGGACGAGGGTCACACGGGCCGTGTCCAGAGTCAAGATGTGAACGCCGGCTGGCGTGAAGTACACGTTCACATCATTGATGATATCCTTGAGCACCTCAAAAACCGCCTTTATGGCCGAGGCCTGGATGGTTTTTAGGTACATTGTTTTGAAGACGCGTCGAATCTCTAAGTTCGGGCCTTTTGCATCGCTTCAGTTACATTCATGGCAATTTTCTCTTCAAGTTCAGGGGTCATCATAGGCTGGAGGGACTCGCCGTACTTTTCAAGGTCAAAGAGGCAGGCATTCTCCGTCCCGTCCAAGTTTGAACACAAATTGCCCGTCCCGTCCCACGAGTCGAAATCGTTCGGGATCATAGACACGAGCCAATTCTTCACCTCGGCTCCGACGAGCATCTGACCCTCATTGGTGACCAGGGTTGGGACTCGTGTGATTTTTTTGGAAGGGACACCGGCTGTGTTGATGTTATGGAACCTGACAATCTCGATAAGGGCCGGTTGAGTCTTGATAAAGTTCATGATGTCGGCAGACCACTTGCACTTGTCTGAGTAGACCAGTAAGGCCATTACTCTGAGGTTGGTTTTTTTAGTCCGAACCGAAACGCGCCAACCAACTTTTTTCATCGGCTAAAGTAATGAAGGACCTGATTACAGTCGGCCTTCTGCTCGTGATTGCGTTTCTAATTTGGAACGGTCGTCAGACGGCCACGTACGCAGCCGAGATCAGTGCCCCGACTGGCGACCGCGTGTCCCCTGACGTGACCCAGGTCATCATCGACGCGGTCATAGCGACCAAGGATGACTTCCGGCCGCTCGAGACTCTCTTCATCAACCATCAGGGTGAAGGCGTTTACAACTCGCGCTTCATGTTTCTGAATACGAAGAACTACTATGGCGAGCAGCTCGACGTGCAGGCCCGTGTGAACCAGAACGGCACGGTCGACATCCTGAACCAGACGCCGACCGCCAAGGTGGACTACTCGAAGGCGTACAAGCCCGACCGTTACGAGTCGTGGGAGACTGTCCAGAACGCTCTGGACGCCCAGCTGGCTGACGCCCTGAGCAAGCCGGTCAACGTCCCGCCGCTTGAGTCGTATCAGCGCTAGAAAAATGCCCCATCAGACTAGGATGGCGCTCCCAGTGACCGCCAAAGAGATGGCGGCGCTTGAAAAGGCTCGCCAGAACGTCAAAAAAGAGACGTACAAAGCTCTGCTTGACCAATTCTCTCGCAAAATTCGCACGTCGCACGAACTCGGACAAAAGAGCGCCCTCTTGACCGTCCCCCCGTTCGTCGTGGGATTTCCACGGTACGACCTCCCCAAGGCGGTCCGTTACTTGTGCCGACAGCTTCAAAAACTGGGCTACTCGGTGGACATGTCCGGGCCAGTTAGTTTCAGGGTCAGATGGGACCGCCGTTCGACCACCACCCAGGAGGAACCAGCTGACGACGAGCCCCTGGATCTCTTGCCCGGGCTCGTGAACCTGCAGAAAATGGCTCAAAAAATAAGAGTCACCAAAGGCAAATGATAAGCCCACGTAACCTTGTCCAGATTCGCTACAAGTCCCTTCTCGAGAACCGCCTGATTCCAGTCGTCGTGAGTACTGGCCCAGCCGGTACCGGCAAGAGCCTTCTGGCGTGCAATTCGGCCGCCCTGGCTCTCAAGCAAGGCCACGTGAATCGCATCATTCTGACACGCCCGGCTGTGTCGGTCGATGAGCAGCACGGCTTTTTGCCCGGGACGCTCGAGGCCAAGATGGACCCGTGGGTACGGCCTCTGACCGACGCACTCGGCCGTCACTTTCGTCCTCAGCAGATCCGTTCGATGATGGAGGACCGTCTTATTGAAGTGTGCCCCTTGGCCTATATGCGCGGCCGGACGTTCGACGCGTCCTGGATCATCGCTGACGAGATGCAAAACTCCACACCGAACCAGATGCAGATGGTCCTTACTCGGATCGGTGACGGCTCCAAGATGGTCATCACTGGTGACCCTCGACAGCACGACCGCGGGTTCGAGACCAACGGTCTTTCGGACCTCGTGACGAGGCTCCGACCATCTGACCAGGTTCAGCACGTTGTATTCACTGAGGCTGAGATTGAGCGCCATCCAGTGATTAAAGAGATTCTGGGGTGGTACGTGTAGAATGGACATTCTTACTCTTCAGATGACATGTCCTTGTCGACCTGGATTTACGTACAAAAATCTAGCGATCCATAAAAAGTCAAAGCTCCATCAGACGTGGGAGGCGAATCAGGTTCATAAATACGACAAGGCTCGGTCGAAGGAATTTGAAAACGAAATTGAGAGACTCAAGCGGCGACTGATTCACAAGGAGGCTATCGAGGTTGAACTTTTGAACAGAATTCGACAGCTCGAAGGAGAACTCAAGTACTACGAAGGCGTCTATGTGAACTGACGCGTCGGCTTCCCCGTTAATAATTCTTGGAATGTACTAAGGCATGGACCTGCTCAACGAGTCCGAGCGGCGTTTTACCAAGAAACTGTGCGACGCGATGATTCCAGTGATGATTGAGGCTTTCTGGGAGATTTGGCTCGAGGCCAAGAAGGAGGTGGCGGACAAAAAGTCGAAGAACACGACTCTGGTCTTCCAGGAGCTCCTCCGGGCCATCAAGACTTGGAACTCTTCAATTTCCCTCAAGAATACAGAGGCTATCGTCAAGAACCAGCCTCTGTTCCCGAACCTGATGGCGGCCGTGTTCGTCATCCACGTCAAGATCCTGAGCTCGATTCGGACCGACAAAAAGTCTAAAAAGATTTGCATCAAGCTGCCGGCGAACGACGTGTTTGTCCAGCGGTGCTACGAGGCGTGCGCCAAGGACCTGTACGAGCGTCCGCACATCATCACCGAGCCCCACACAGAGGAGGAAAGGAACGACGAACTGAGGACCCGATTTACAAAGAGAATTGGTGAGGTGATTGAGGAGCTCGTTCCGACGGCTGAGATTCTCCAGACGTACCTACCGATGCCCGCCGCCGGTGAGGACCTGAACCTGGAACATGAGGACGAAGAGGCTCCAGAAGATGACGAGGACGTACCGGACGTGATGAACGAGGATCCATCTACCGACCCTATGAATGTCGATGGATCGAACATGGAGTTTGGCAAAACACCAGGCGGCATCGATAACACAGTCACGGTGAACAACACCGCCACCCCCCCGAACATTCCAGGTGGCACGCCAGCCCCAGAGCCGTCAGTGGCCAACATGGAGCAGAATCTGTTTGATGACGCGGCCGAATCGAAGATCGGTCCGCAGCGCATCGAGAAATTGCCCTAAAAAATTGCTCAACAGGTACTAATGGACCAGTACCTCCGAGACCCTACAGGCGCTGCAGTCGTTGCAGGCGCCGTGACCATGGCTTACGTGTATGGTCGGGCCAAAATGAATAACGAAGGCCCTATCAAGAATTCTGAGCTTATGAAACCGGCGTTCTTGGTTGCTTTGCTTGTGTACTTCATCGTGTCGCGATCCTCGGAGACGCACGAGACCATGACCAAGGAACCTTACTAATTTACTTAAGGAATTAGGTCGTCAAAACTACAGTGACGATGACCACGATCCAGGCTTTCAATGAAATGATGGGCCAGTTCCTCGACGAGCTCGTAGCAACGTTCCCCGAGGAAGAGGCGTTCAAGGCTGCTCAAGCCACCCCGCGTACCCGCCAGACATTCGACTCATTTATGAAGCAAATTGGGCCCTTTTCGACCCAGCTTATGGCCAAGTCTCCCGACTTTTTCAGCGACCAGAATGAGTTTGTCAAGGGTCTAGGTCTCCATACTGTATGGGCGACGGATGCGCCGTCTGCAGCCACCCGCGACGCCATCTGGCAGTACATTCAGACCATGTACATCCTGGGCAACACCATCAACATGTTCCCTCCCGAGACGCTGAGTATGATTGAGGCTGCCGCCGAGAATTGCGCCAAGAATATGAAGACGACTGGCGGTGCTATGGACGAGAAGGCGCTCATGGCCGGGATGAACAACATGCTCTCTCAGATGATGGGTGGGGGTGGGGGTGGCGGACTCGCCGCCTTGATGGGCGGTCTCCAGCCGCAGCCACAGCAGGCCCCTCGTCCCAAGTTGAAGTCCAAGGGTCGAAAGAAGTAAATTTCTCAGACTATTACAGAATGGACCCGAGGGAGATTTTTCGCAATGACAAGCTCCTCGAGTTTTGGCCAACCGCGAAGCAGTCGGCACGTGAGCGCGTCGCGGCGACTTCCCGGTTCGTAATCTATGCATCAGTCCTTATTTATATCATAAATCGTGACCCGCGCATTTTTGCTCTCGGCGTGTTGGTCCTGGCTATCCTTTACTATCTGTACGGTGCGAACCTGATAAAGGACGGCAAGCTCCGTCCGGCCCACGGTGACGGCCGCGCCCCAGGCCCGTTCCGCGAGGAGGTTTACATGCCTTCGTTCAACAACCCGATGGGAAACGTCCTCCCGACGGACTATATCGATTACCCTGACCGCCCGAGCGCCGCGTGGTATCCCAGTGTGCGACAGGAAATTGCCGTACAGTGGAGTAATATTCACCCGTTCGAGCGTAAGCGTGACGCTGAACGCAATTTTTACACGACCGCCTCGTCCACCATCCCGAATGACCAGGCGGCTTTTGCCCAGGCGGCGTACGGTAAGCCATTCTCACCCATCTGCAAGGATCAGGGTGGGGAGGCGTGCGACCCAGACCGCTTCTATTCTACATTCCCAGAGCGTGCTCAGATGCGTGCAGGCAACGGCCGTTAATTCGGCAGCCGACGCTCCTGAGCCGTCAGGGCGCGCATCAGGGCGCGCCGACCCTTACCTGGGAGGCTCGCTGCATATCCCACACCACGGCCCACAGCCGCGGCGCCGCGTCCCGCAGAGGCCGCCGCACGACCAGTCAAATTCCGGGCTTTGGCCGCCACCTTCCATGGGGCGACCAAAGCCTTTGCGGCGCTCGCCGCCGTTGCCGAACGCCCGCGAGCTTCCAGGGCGGCCAGTTTACGCTGAACACTCGGAGGCAGGGCGAGTTGCCCAGTCCGATTGAAACGGCTCGGCAGAGGCTTGGAAGCCTCAAGAAGAGCAGGGAGCAGGCGCGGATTCTTGGCCGCCAGAGCCTCCATAGTTCTCTTCGAGGGCTTGAAATTTCCGGTAATTGGCATGCCTGCGTGCGCCTGCTTGAGCACCGACTTGGGGAACTGATACCCCTGAGCCTCGAATCTCAGGACATCTGTCGCCGAAATGACGGGTACAGGCAGGTTTATAAGAGGACGGTTTCCAAATTTGCGTGGAACTTTGGTACCGTAGATATGGCTCCGAATCATCATCGGCTCGTAAAGCGAAGCGTTGGGCTGGCCACCCAGGCACGCCTTGCGGCCACACGTCAAGGGGCGGCGGGCGCGGATGCGTTCGACAGCTGGGAACTTGTTGAGTTTGTAAGGATATTTAGGCGCCATCGTCCGTGTCATGTAGGCGTAGTTGGGACCGCTGGTCCCCAGGGGCCAGACGGCCAGGGCTTTACCCGACGCACCCGCGTACGGCGTGTTAACCTTGCGGCCCATGAGAGCAGCCTGCAGGGCCAGGAACGACGTGAGAGCTTTGGCGCCGCGGCCCACTGACGCCCCGCGACGCGCAGGGGCCGAACCACGCCGAGCTCGCGGAGGACTCCAGGGACGCACGCCAGGTGACGCGGACTTGGCACGGCGATACCGGGGGTTCACTGAAGACCCGAGGCGGCCGGGAGCTGAACCGGCACGCAGACTGCGCCTGCGGCGGGCAGGCGAGGCGGACTTGGCCCGGTGAGGGCGCTGGTTCACCCGAGCGGGTGCAGAAGTCATACTATAAATCTATAGTTTTTTTCGGAAGCTACATTAATAATGCCTCGGCTGAACACGAGCCCGCTAGTCCTTCAGGAGGGCGTGATGATGGGTCCGGCCACCGTTGTTCTGGCCGACAAGACCGATGTGGAGAGCATGCTCCGTGAGCGGACCACCATCGCATGGAAGAAGAACTCGACCGAGCAGCCGTACGATTTCCCGAACAGCTACGTGGATATTCCGCAGCGCGTGATGGGCTGGAACCCAGTCAGCACGTACGTCGACGACCAGAACACTCGTTTCGTTCAGAGATATTTTAGTAAGTAAATGTAATGGACCCATTGGCTCTCGCTGCAGTCGTCGGCCTCGTCTTTGCAGGCAAGCGTCTGAGCGATTCGTCATCGGCGGCTGAAACGCCCGTCCAGGCTGTCGCCACCCCTTCTTTGACCCGTCGTGACGTGGATCTCATGGCGAATCCACGTGATCACTCGAAGGACTATTTTGACCTCAAAATTATGACCCCGGATCTGGGTCGCCGCATCGGTGACTCTCGTCTCGGCCCCAAAAACGAAATCACCGGATCTCTCCAGGATCGCGCACCAGACGCTGGCCGTTTCCCGTTCGGTCAGCCGGTCTACGACCTGTACAACCGTCAGAACGTGACGAACAAAATGAACAATCTTCAGCCCATCGAACGCAAGAATGTCGGCCCGGGTCTGGGCGTCGCCGCGGACGTGGCGGCGGCTGGCGGTTTCCACGACTTTTTCCGCGCCTTGCCCAACAACATCAACGAGGAGCGCCTCACGACTCTCGAGGGCCGCAACGGCCCCGCCAACCCAGTCGTGAAGAATGGCGGTACGGTGATTGGTGAAATCACTCACCAGGCCAAGGATACCAAGGCGTGGTATCGCCCTCCGGCTCAGAACAAGGGCGAGGGTCAGGGTGGTGCCCTTTTGGGTCCGGAGGGTCGCCCGGACTTTATCAAGACTCGCCGCTCTACCATCCGTCACGAGACGGGTCAGCGCACCGACGGTCTAGAGAACGGTCCGGCTCAGTACAACGTGGCCCAGCCGTACGCCGAGGGTGGTGAGACGTGCTACACTGACAAGGCCCTGACGCGCATGAGCGGTTACCGTGAGAATGGGAACCGCCCAGAGGGCCCCGGACGTATGAATGTTCGTACGGACCCCATCAACCAAGGTGGCGCGCCGACGTGCCTTCGGTCTGAGACGTCGCCATTCCCTGTGGCGGCTGCAGATGGTGGTCGTTTCCAGCAGTATCAGCGCCCTGAATTTGACAGATTCAATGAGAAGAAGGGCCGCATGAACCCATGGTCCACCAATGCATCGATGGATGTGGCCATCCAGCAACTCGACAAAAACCCAATTGCCCAGCCGCCTCTTTCGGTCGTCTAAAATAATCTAGACCAATTGTAAAATGAGCGGAGGTATCGTTCAGCTTGTCGCGACCGGTGCTCAGGACGCGTGGCTGACGGGCAAGCCCGAGGTTTCTTTCTTCCGGTCCAACTACCGTCGCTACACCCACTATGCTCATTCCGTGGAGCGTCAGATTATCCAGGGTCAGCCGACCGCTGGTGGCATCTCGACCATCCGGTTCGAGAAGAAGGGTGACCTGCTCAGCTACGTGTACTTTACGGCCCGTGACACTAACGGCTCCGTGATTTCCAACATTGATTGGTCCAAGGTTATCGACAAGGTTGAGCTGATGATCGGTGGTCAGATTATCGACACCCAGGATTTCGAGTACTCGACCGACATCGAGCCCCTGACCGGCGCCCAGACCTTCTCCCAGCGCTACCTGAACAACCAGACGGCGACTCAGGCGACCCCGACCAACCAGAAGAACGTCTTTTACCCCCTGAAGTTCTTCTTCTGCAAGGACTGGTCGGTTTCCCTGCCGCTGGTGGCCCTGCAGTTCCATGACGTCGAGCTGCGCATCACCTGGTCCCAGAACCTGGGCACGACCGTCAACTTCGGTCTGACGACCAACCCCCTGCTGTCGGCCGCTCCCCAGGCGACTGGCAACGTGGCTCTGTCTGTCCAGCAGGGTGCCCTGGCTGGCTCGAACCTGACGGCCAACCTGACCTTCAGCTCTTACACCGGTCCCCTTTTCCCCGGGTCTCTGGTTGTGGCGCCGTTGGCCAACACCCAGACTTCCCTGGCTGTGATTCAGACTGTGAATTCGAACACGGCTTCGCCCATCGGCAGCAACGTTGTGGTTTCCTTCGCAAACACGGCTGGTCAGGCGAACCTGTTCACGAGCTCGAACGCCACGGCGACCATCGTGCCGGCGAACGCCCTGGTGAACGTGTACGCCCCGGTCATCACGGGTGTGGTTCCCCTGGCGAGCTCGGTGGCTCTGGGCGCGACGAGCGCGTCCCTGGTCTTCTCGACCTTCTCGAGCCCGACGGGCGCGGGTAGCGCACCGGCCATCGGTCAGTACGTGGCTGGCCTGCCGGTCACCGGCCCGGTGTACGTCTCGGCGGTCAGCGGTCAGACTGTGACTGTGACCTTCCCGGCTCAGGCTGCCCCGACCCAGATCCAGGCCAGCACGGACGTGTCCTTCTTCCAGGGCACGGCCACCTCGACCGTCAAGTACTCGGACCTGATGTTCCAGTGCTGGTCGAACTTTGTCTACCTGGATGAGACTGAGCGCAACTTCTTCGCGAAGGGCGCCCAGGACCTCCTGATTACCCAGGTGAACCGTGTGACCATCCTGAGCAACCCAGTTCAGGAGCTGGCCCTGGCCCAGCCGGTCAAGTTCCTGGCCTTCCCGGCTGCCAACTACCCGGCTGTGTACGCCAACGGCGCCAACAGCGTGGCGGCGGCTCGCTACGTGCTCAAGACCCAGATCAATGGCGTGGATGTGGGTGAGTTCCGCTCCCTGCCCGCCTACATGGACGCGGCCCACTACTACAACACTCCTTTCGGCTACGTGCACAACAACCAGGTGGCGAACGTCGCGATCATCAGCTACTGCCTGGACACGTCCAAGCTCCAGCCGACCGGCACGCTCAACTTCTCCCGTCTGGACACCTTCCGCCTGATTACCGACCCGCAGATGCCCAACGGTATGCTGGGTCTGACCAACCAGGCCATCAGCTCGCCGTACCTGTACGCCGTCAACTACAATGTGCTCCGCATCCAGAACGGTCTGGCCGGGCTTTTGTACGCGAACTGAATTTTTTTCTGCATAGAGAATACCAGCGTTTCGGGATTATGGCTCTTACCAAGTGCACACACTGCCTTATTGATAGATCATCAGCTCAATTTATTAATGAGTTTGGAAAGACTATGAAAACTTGCCTCACGTGTCGTTTAAGAGGCCGGCGAAACGACAAGCAACCGGTAAGACGAAATCGGTACCCATGTGAAAAATGCAGCAAGAACCCTATATTCAATTTCCAAAATGCAACTAGACCTAGATTCTGTGCATTTCACAAAGAAGATGGTATGGTTAACGTCACATCTAAAAAATGTGCCCACCCCGCATGTACAAAACAACCATGTTTCAATTTACCAAATGAGTTGCTTGGCAAGTTTTGTGCTACACACCGGACACCAGAAATGGTGAATGTTCGGGAACGCCGTTGTGAACACATCGGCTGTTTTCGAAAACCCGTATACAACTTGCCCACTGAAAAACGAGGACGCTTTTGCAAGGAACATTGTGGCGAAAATATGGTGGACGTTTTGTCATTGCGGTGTGGACGTGATGGATGTCTAAAAAGAGGCAATTTCAACTTTCCAGGAAAGCCGGCTCAATTTTGTGGAACTCATAAGGAACGTGGTATGATTGACGTCAAGACGCGCAGGTGTGAACACGCCGAATGTACGACTGTGCCAGTCTTCAATCTTCCAGGGATGGTCGGGGGTCGCTTTTGTCGGGAACACAAAGAAAATGGCATGATTGATGTGAAAAATAAGAGGTGTAGGACTCTCATGTGTGATATAATTTTGACGGGAAATTCTAGAGACTATTGTGCTCGCTGTTTCGCATATATGTTTCCAGATGAAAAGTGTGGACCCTTCAAAACCCGTGAAATGAAACTCAAAGAGTATCTAGAGGCTCAGTACTCCGACAAGACTATAGTTCACGACAAGCACGTTGAATGTCATAGATACAGGCCGGATTTTGTTTTTGATATGGGAAGTCATACTATAGTAATCGAGCTCGACGAGAACCAACACAAGACGTACGACACTTCATGTGATAACAAGCGCCTCATGGCTATATTCCAGGGTCTTGGGTCCAGGCATATGGTCATGTTGCGGTTCAACCCAGACAGGTACGACTCGGTCCCAGGGTGTTTCAAAAGGGATGGAGTTCTGTCAGGAAATGGTAAAGAATGGAACACGAGAACACACCAGCTCAAGGCTAGAATAGACCACTGGATGAACACTCAGCCGGACCGTGAAATTACAGTCGAACATCTTTTCTTCGACACCAGCAAGTGACGATGCAGCTCTGGCAGTGGCTCTTGCTCCTCGGTCTCGTCTTTCTAATCAGTTACAATCCACGCACGGGAAATATAGCAAAATATTTTGGTCAGGAAATATCAGAGGGTGATGTCAAATCCCCGAGGCCCCCGCGAAAGGCACAAAGCAATAGCGATCCCGATGAGTACAGTGAATGACGTTCCCCACTTTTTGATAGTCCATGACAGGCGCTACAAAGAGTGGACGTTTGTCACCGGCGGGTGTCGCCGACGAGAGGTCTATAACCCGCTTCGCTGCGCGGTTCGAGAACTCGAGGAAGAAACACGAGGGATGATAAATTTGAAAAGGGGGTCATACTCCTATTTCAAATTCATCACAAATACCCCAGAGCCCCGAGATATCGAGGATGGGGTTGACGTCGTGAACGTCTATCACGTTTACATATTTGATATGCCCATGACGTCTATAGAGCACCGTCATATAGTGAAGCGGTTCCTCGAGGAGAAGGAGAAGATGGAAGGGGCTCAGGTTCCTTTCCGCAAGAATTACGACGAGAATGATGATTGTAAATTCGAACCTCTGACCACAATTGCCCAGCGGTCAAATCTGTGGCCGATGATTCGTCAGCACGTTCTCGGGAACCCCGAATTTCAACAGGCACTCGGGACTTCAAAGACGCCTTTCAATTTGAGGGGTTGAAGACCCCAGGGGTTCCGAAGGAACACTGTGTGCGCCGCGCAGGCCCGCGCTCCGCGCGGACCAAATAAGTGCTCCGCACTTACTACAGGAGGATGACTCGCTCAAAACTCGAGTTTGCGACGATCCTTGCGACCCTCAGAGCAGATGGTTCGGATCCTCAGAAACTAGCAACTGAAATGTCCCTTCGTCGATTGTGTTACGAAATTGAGAAGATTGAGGCGGCCCAGGAAGCAGCCTCGCGTGAAACGGCCTCTCCCACGCCGGCCGAACCTAAAAAGAAAAAGTACCGGATCCGACCCTTCTGGGCTTTTCTCACCTTAGAGAGTTCGGACGAAGAGTAGGTAAGTAATGGAAGCCTGGAAAATCCCAAGCGGTTCTGCGACCCATGTCCTCATGGACGGCGGGATTCTCTCTGTGCCGACCGAAGACACGCAAGCCTTCTATCACACCTGTGTCAACCTGATCAATTCAGGAACGAAATTGTATGTCGTCGAACAAAAGACGGAGCTTTTTAAATTTTTCGTGGACCTCGACTACAAGGCTCAGGAAAAACTCAAGGATGAAGACCTTCTTCAATTTTGTTCCATAATTGCTGAAGAGGTGGACGGGGGTCAGTGTCTCATAGCTCGGGCCCTTCCAAGACCCATCAAAGAGGGGATCAAGTCAGGGGTCCATATCCACTGGCCAGACCTGATCGTGACTCGGACTCAGGCTCTCAATTTGAGAACAAAAATCATTCTGGGTCTCCGGCGGTACCATGAGTTTGACTGGGACAAGGTGGTTGATTCGTCGGTCTATGCTGGTTCGGGTCTTCGGATGCTTTGGTCACACAAGAAACCGAGCGGAGACCCGTACTTGCCGTGGCGTGGCACGGGACCAGACGGCGGCCCATTCACACGCGAGTTCTCGAAGGAGCCCAGGACCGACGTCATGGAGCTGTTTGCCATTCGGACCGACGAGGACGCGCGACCTCAGGAGGTCCTCGAACAGACCGGTCCGCTCGAAGAGTACATCCAGCAGTACATGCTCGGTCAGAGGCGCGCACGCGTCAAGAAGGTTCAGAGGCACGAGCACGACGGCTGGTTTGTCCAGACAGACTCCAAGTTTTGCGAGAGGATCAAGGATGAGCACAGGTCGAATCACGTATGGTTTTCGATATGGAACGGACGGATCCATCAGCGGTGCTTCGACGAAGAATGTGCCGAGTTCAAGGGCACTGAACATATTCTTTCGCCATCAATAGTAGAGCAACTCAAAGATGTTGCTATTGTGGGTAGTCCTACTGGTAGCTTTCTTATGGATGTTTTTCCCAATGTCTCAAGGCAGGCGTTTTGTCGCATTTGAAAAGCGAGTCCACAAGTACTCAGGTCTCGACCCCGCCACCTGGAAGGAGTTCTTGGTCAATATAAAGATTTTTGAATCTGAATTGGGCACGGCCAATATCGACAAGTCTGCAGCGGGTCTCTACGCAGCCCTTGAGAATATCAGGAATCTGAGCCTTTTCGTCGAGCGGGCCGATGATTCACACTTGGCTGAAGATCTCGAGGAAATAGCTCTAGAACTGGGATATGAAGGCGAATACATGCTGAATCAGAATGCACTCGCTCGTGGGTTGTACTTCTTCCCCAAGTACTTAAACGAGACGGTCCAAGACTACCCAGAAGATGTCGTGCCCACCAAATTCGCCAGACGACGCGGCGACCAGTAGCCCTCCGGCCCGCACGCGCTCAGGTCGCGTCTCCAAGCCGCCCGTTCGCTACGAGCCCATTGAGCAAGTCGAGGATGATTACTCTGACGCCGAATATGATTCGCACGAGTCAGACACGTGTGACGAGGACCCCACCGAGGATGAATCGGACGAGGACGATGACGAGTCTGACGCGGATGAAGATGGCAACTTGGATGGTTTCGTTGTAGCAGATAAAAGCGAGAGTGACGAAGAGGGTAGTAGTGATGGAGAACCTCCCGTTCCTAAAGCAAAACGACCGCGAGCCCCAGTCAAGAAACGCCCCGCCGTCCGAAAGTGATTGGCCGCGGGAGCCCCAGCGGTACGCCCCACAGCAAGAGGACATGATGGCTGGACCGCCGCGTGCCGATGTGTTTGAGAGCCTCAAGGCGAACCCCATGGCGCTCGTCCTTTTGGGCATCGTCATTGGGGCCTTGCTTGTGAACATGCGTCCGGTCGTAATCAAGAGTTAGTAAGTGTAATCTTTGTAAAATTGTAAGAAGGATCGAGTTTGAAGTTACTCATGGCATTTCCGGCGACGTATTTCGTCGTTTGTTTTATACCCTTGTCATTCTCGACCACGATGGTCAATGGAGGATAAACCTTCATGGTGCTCGTCGCGGTCGTGATTGGGTACGGCCCACCAGGCTTGAGCGTCGTTTCCGCACCCGTTTTATTATTCATGAGCACGACAATCGATGTGGGTTGACCCTCCTGAGCCTTGGTATTCTGAACGACCGCCGGATCCTGGATTGAATCGAAAAAGAAAAGAGGCGCCGAGCCTGAACTCGAATCCTCCCCGATAAAGTCACCTATGGGGCCCGTCCGACCCTCTCTCACATTTTCTTGTAAAAATCCAACCCAAGAATTCTCCAAAGTTTGAGAATTGGGTTCCATATCTCTGAATACCTCAAACTGGCTGTCATAGGCCGGTACAGTTTGAGATATTTGGGCTGGCGCCGCCGGTATGTTCTTATAGGCCAGCCAGGCCAGGAACACACCTATGGCGAACGCCAACAAGATGAAAATCATTACTAATTTAGGCGGCTAAAAAAACTAGGCGTCGGCGGTCTCGTCACCCTCCGGGATGGTGGCCTGTGTGTTGGCCTCGGCCTCACGACGGGCAATCTCAGCCGCGACGCGCGCGTCAGCCAGCTTGACCAGCTCACCCATGTCCATGTCCGGGAACTCCTTCTTCAGGTCGTCGATCAGGTCGGCCGGGTGAGGAATCGGCGGCACGTCGGGCTTGGTGTAGAACTTGCTGTTCTCATCACCCGGCTCGATGAAGGGCGTGTCAGAGTTGGCGAGAGGCTTGGCCGTCATGTCGCGCTTGCGCTTCTCGAACATCGCCGCTGCGGCACTCTGATTCTCACGGTACTTGCTCATAATCTCCTCGAGCTTCTCGTTCTGGTAGTGGACGTCGTTGATCTGCTCACGGTCCGGTGGAATCAGAAGCCACTTGTACATGTCGACCACGTAAATGTCAACCAGGGCATCCTCCTTCTGGAGGCGCTTGGCGTGACCCGCCGCCTCATCGCGGGTCGCAAAGCAACCACGAATCTTCATCCCAAGTTTCTCATTCTTTTGGGGCTGTTCGGGGCCGACGAAAGAAATGCACGCAAAAAGCTGTCCTGGAACAGTCAGGTAATCACTTGTTAATTCTCCAGCCATTTGTTTATACAACTAGCCACACCTTTAAGTAAATAAAGTCTCAACGCATGTTAGAGTAGAATGGCGGCCTTCTCCAGGAAGCGCCAGCCTGATGAAACTCGCGAGGATTTTGCAAGGGTGACAGAAATAAAGAAGGAAATTAGATCAAGAAAGGGGTATAGCTGCGAACCCTTCACACACGACGAGTTTTCACTCACAGCCGCATCAATTTTAAGATTTAATAGGGATCTTGCTCTAAAACCTATACAGGAACGCCGAAAGATTATGAACGCACTCACGGCAAGTGATGAAGACCTGTTGGACAGAATAAGAACTTTTAACAGAGGCACGAGTGAAAACCTGATATATATGTACCGCGACAAATCAAACTGGGTCAGGTTTAGGTATACAGATGATGGTGAATCTTTCGAGGGTTTCGCGATACTCGAGCTTGGTGAGATACTACGGGATAATGGCGTGATTATAGGAACAATATTAAATGGTAAAATGATGATTCACGTCGGTGAAAAGATGAGATTGCGCGCCCATCTCATACTCACGGCATCTGGTCGGCGCCGACCAGATGAAAGTTATACCGCTGATCATATAAATTTCAAAGAACCCCTCAATGACAGTATATTCAATCTGAGATGGGCTACTAGTTCGGAACAGAATTTTAACAAAAGACCAAAGACCGAACATAGCATAACTGCAACAACTGTCATTGTTTTGAACGCGGAAACTCGGGAAGAGGTTGCTCGATACTGCTCACCGGCAGCGGCCGCCGTGGCCCATGGCGTCGTCTTGAGCTGCATTACGCGACGTATTAGAAATGGTGCGTCGCATGATGGTCTTGTGTTCACTCGAGGAGACTCACCGATGGGTGAAATATTACCAGCGCACCCCAAGTTTGAAAAATTTCAGGCGGCGACGAGCGGACTATATCGAACACATGTAAGGAATACTGGCTGCTGGGGGGCGTGGCGATCGAAAGGAGAAGATAGGCCACTCGTCAAGGTGGATGGTGTGCACCGGGCGCTATATGTTTTGATGATCGAGAGTGTACTAGGTAGAGAGTTGGCTGAGAATGAGAACGGCGACCATATTGACGGTAACACGACGAACAATACACTTGCGAACCTCCATCCAATGATAGCTCGAGCAAATATCATAAAGAGGGCGGTGAAACTTGTGAGTGTAGTGAAAGATGGTGCGGCCAAGGTATTTCTCAATGTGACGGCGGCTAGTGAAAGTACCGGGGTCAGGCCAAGTGATATAAGTGGAATGTTGACTGGAAAAATAAAATGGAAACACTCGAGCGGCTTCACTTTCAGGGACGCGTCTATAGAAGAGATACATTCATTCTTCGATTCTATACCAAATAATGTTAATCTCGAAAAATTTCCATCACATTCCCTTTATGAAATCCTTTACACTCAAGACGCGTTAAATAAGGAGTGGTTGACCTGTTTAGCTAAGTAAAAATGGACGCACTTCGCAAACTTCACAACATTTGCAAACGCGAACTTATCACTCGATGGGTCAAACCAGGTGCGACCGTCCTCGATTGCGGCTGTGGTCGTGGAGGCGACTGGCATAAATGGAAAGCTGTTCAGGCACGTATCTATGCCATCGACCCAGATGAAGAGTCACTCCTGGAAGCTGAGACCCGTGCCATAGAAATGAACCTGGGCGTGTGGTTCCTGGGTCGGGGCGACATTCGTCAGGCTGCTTTCGCAGGGCCCTTTGATGTCGTCTGTTACAACTTCTCTCTTCATTACATCTTCGAGAACCCCGAGACGCTCGAGATTTCACTCAAGGCTCTTGCCCTGTCAGTGGCGCCTGGTGGTCTCTTGATCGGCATAGTCCCTGAACTGGCCAGGGCCGAGAGCCTCGTCGACCAGTACGGACATTTCAAGGACAAATTAGGAAATGAAATTGCGTTGCTCCAGGAAAATCGGAGGCTCATGGTCCGATTGGTCGACGGGCCGTTCTATGCAGATGGTGGTCGCGAAGAGCCCACGTTGGACGCCTGTGTCCTTGTGGAGCGGCTCAAGGAATTTGGATTTGAAAAGCAAGTCTGGGAACCCATGCTGGCTCGACCCAACGGACTCGTGTCCGATTTGTACTCGAAATTCGTTTTCAAAAAGATATCACCAGAGTAGTAGATGGACGTAGTCATCACTCCAGAGGGGGTTCTGGCCGCCGGACTTTTCAAGCTTCTGGTCCTGATAGCCGCTGTATTCAACAAGGAACCTGAAATGCTCACCGAGCTCAAGAGGCGGTACTGGGCCATGCTCGATATTCTCAGAGAGACCAAGGACCCCATATGGACCCCGGTTCTGAAACCTTCCATCATCACAGGCCTCAAGGGGAAGAAGGATGGCGTCATAGGTTCGAACGTCAATAAGGGTTACGAGATTTACATCTGCCTTGATGGAGGCGATGTAAACTCGGCGATGTATGTGCTCATCCACGAAGTGGCGCACATGTCTGTACCTGAGTATGACCATACGGACAAATTTTGGGAGAACTTCAAGAAGCTCAAGATGATATGCATAGGCAAGGGGCTCTATGAGGCCAAGGGTGAACGCAAGTACTGTGGGGAGGTGATTAGAGACTGAGACCGAGTGGAGGTCGCGAAGCGACCAGCTCTCGTGATCCCGGGGGTACTAAAAGGACCCTTCGGGTCCGCCCTTTAGGCCTTCTCCGCCAAAAACTGCTTAGCAAAGTAGAACACAATGGCGGCCACCAGGGCGCTGACGACCATACCCGTCAGAGACAGGTCCCCGCCACCTTCAACCGTGAACTTGGGCACCATCGATCCAAGCTTGCCCTGAACAGGCTTGGAGAACGCAATCACTGCAGCCAGACCAGCAATGGCCGCCGTGAACTGCTCATCGGTCAGACCGAAGGGGTTCTTGGACGAGCGGGAACCCTTATCAGGGTTCCCCCGTGCCGTCTTCTTGTTGCCCTGGGTCGGCATGGGCGGGCCCATCACCTCGTCCTGAATCATACCACCCGGACCCTGCATAACCTCCTCAATCGGTGTGGAGAAATCAGCCATTTGAGATTCGTCAACATTCTTTTCCGGCTCAAACTTCAACAGTCCGGTTGGAGGTCCTTGGGGCTGGGACGCCACATCTTCAATGGGGGTTGACATCGTGTCCGCCCCGTTGGGGTCGTAGGAGTTCATTGAATTTCAAGAGGAAATTCATTTCGCCTTTTTTACAACGATAGCTGTCGAACCACGGGGTCTTGGGGCGGCTGCGGATGCCGGACCAGCCTGTGCAGCCCTGGGGTTGTAGAATCTCTGGTGATACTGCCAGAACGCCGGACCTCCGACCCGGAAGTTTCGGCGGATCGGCGCCTTATACCAGAAGACGCAATCGGTAATCTTGTTCGACTTGGCTGTGTTGTCGAGCACCAAGCACTCGTAGTTCTCGGTACAGGCATCCATGACCTGACTGAATGTGTCGTACGAAGGAAACACACCGAAGAAAGCCTTGTAGAGGTTCTCGCGGTTCTGACGGACGTTGTCTCGCAGGGCAAACACGTAGTCGACGTTTGTACGGATCATAGGCGTCATGTCCATGCAGTACTGGGTCGTCATCATGAAGAATATCTTCCAATGGCGACCGTTCATAAAGAGCTGTCGGATACACGTGTCGCGCATAAAGGCCCGGTCGTACATGCAGTCGTCCATGAGCAGAAAGACGGCCGGAGTTCTTTCCTTGCCCATGGTCTTCACGAGGCGCTTTTGACGCTCGATGAGCTTCTCGATAGCTTCACGGTTATAGTCGGCATAGACGAATAGGTCTGGAATAAACTGCTTGTAGTGACCGTTTCCATCCTCCGTACCAGACATTGCTATTCCGGCAGCCAAGTGCTTCTTGTGCCACAGAATGTCCGTGACGAGAGTGGACTTGCCTGTACCACGCTTCCCGATGAAGACGCAGACCTTGTCATCGCCCATGGAGCTCGGGTCGAACTTTTTGAGCTGAAGACTCATCCTAGTATTTGATGTCCTTTTTTGAGTTGGGCTGGGGCGCAGCCGAACCGAGTCCGAAGGACTCGTGATGGCGCCGCGGCCGCGAGCCTTCGGCGTAAGTAAGCGTGAAGGAAAGGGCGTCTACGACGCCCTCTTTTTTCCTTCCCATTTACTAGAGATGTCCGCCGGCTATATTCAGCTGGCGGCCATCGGTCAACAGGACGCATACCTCACGGGAAGTCCACAAGTGACTTACTTTCTGGGGGTTTACCGCCGTCACACACCCTTTGTGCTTGAGGCGTACGACATTCCATTTTTGGATCAAAAATTACAGTACGGCCAAAATCACATCTGTAGAATTCCACCCAAGGGAGATCTCGTAAGGTCTCTGATGCTCAAGATGACCCTACCTGCCCTTCAGGTTATCGGTGCAGATTGGTACTGGCCCATAGCTCCTTCCGTCCAGAATGCCGCGACCCTAATTTTCAATGGAAATACATCCTTTGCGAACGTCGCCCCTTTCGCAGGTATCGATTGGTACTCAACCTTCAATCAGGCTAATTGGCTCAATGGCCCAGGACCCCAGGGCGTTTTCAAACCCAATGTCGCTTACGTGTCCTCTACAAACAAGTTCGCCTTTTCGAACGTCGCCAACGTCTGGGTCCCGGCATTCACCCCGAACCAGACGAATGTGGGCGTCTTTTGGGGCCTCGACCCTCGAAACGCCAACGCTCAAACGACCGTCGGGGCCATCACATACCTCATCTATAACGTGGGACCGTCGGGTCGCACGTCCGACTTTAGTCTCGAACAATCTGGCTGGCTCCGCAATCCCAGTACGGGTATGCCTGACCCGCCTGCCGGCTCAGGTCTCTTTTTGGGTCTCAACCAGTCCAAGACTTTGCCGCCTTCAGGGTTTATCAATTTTGCTTCAGAAAGTGGCGTGACCAAGTGGACCAACTATGACCCGACGCCTTCATTCACCGTCACCCCCGGCGGCCGCATCAACTTCCAGAAGACTGGCCTGTACATCATGCGTGTAGGGTTTGGTGCGGACTACGGTTCTCTTTCGAACGTCGCGTGGGGTGCCCAGACCGGTGACGGTGAACCAGACTTTCCCACGTTCGCAGCTTCGTACCCATGGCGCGTGTCGCCCAATCCAGCGACTCCTGCAATCTTTCCCATGAATATCACAACCACCGCCGCCAACGTCTATGTCTATGCCTCGGCGACGGGTTCTTCCCTCGTGACTAGCTCGTACGTCTCTATCATCAAGGCGGACTATGTGATGAGTCTGGCATCTCCGTACGGTTCGGGAGTAACTCTGACTTCCACAGGTGCCGTCCCCATCTATTCGAACATCGTCGAGACGGGTTCAGGCTTTGTGTCCTTGACGGCCGATGACACCGGTCGCTTCAACATCAACCAGTACGGCCCTATGATTATCACAGGCACCCTTTACCTGTCTTCGAATTACGTCTCGAATGTCCAGCTCGTCGAGGGTGCCAATGTCCTTTACACGTACGACATGACGGCACAGGGTCGCGACCCGACCTTCGCCTTTTCGATGCCCGTGAATGTCACGGACACCGCCCGCTTTTACTCTTTGAATGTCGCCACAAATAACACATGGACGGAGACTCAGACCCTGCCGGGCATCGAACCTACAGGGACAGGTTCGACCGGTCAATGGACCGTTGCGACCACGACCGGCCAGTTTCTCATGAATGCCAGTACTGAAAGCATCACTCAGCCAGCCTGGAAGGGATTTTTGACTGGAAATTACTGGCAAGCAGGATCTTTCGGTATGTACTCTCTGACTCCGCCTTACTCGAACACCGCGTCGGCACCAGTGACCAACACGACTCCCGGCCCTATTTCATGGGGTGGTGAATGGATCCAACTGGTCGCACCGACGCAGACCCTGCTCGGGACTGTGACATTCACACCCGTCAGTGCCAACTTGGCCCCGGGTGAGTGTATCATCCTCGGAAACAGTCTCGAGAGTAATTCTGGTTGGACAATTCTGAACGGACCGACGACCCTGACGGGCGCGGTTCAGACCGTGGCGGTCAACGCCAGTGCAGCCTACAGGTGGTTCCGCGTGGTCTTCACCAAGGCTCTGAACGGCGTGAACGGTTACAAACCAGCTGTGAATGTGTCTATGACCGGCCGACAGACGGCCAAGATTCTTCTGAACGGCTCATTTTTCGTAATAAATCAGATTGGTGTGCCGGCTTCGACCCTCTCGTCGATCGTCTTGCAGTACAACGGCTTCTTGATGACCCCTTCGACCACGACGCTCAAGACGCCCCTTAAGCTCACGACCGACTTTACGACCATAGGTAACGTCTTTAACATATCGAACGTGACGAGTCAGAACACACTAGCATTCAGCAACGTCGGTATGTACATGGTCACAGGTGTCTTGTCGACTGCCGACCAGCTCACGTCTCTGACGATTTCAGGTACAGATGGAGATGTCGTGACTTATCCGGTGGGCCTGGGTATGTACCCACCCGTGACTGTCAACCTGCCATTCCGCGTATCCAACACTGCTGTCCGGTACAGTATCAGCCTGTCGGTCAACGGGTCGACTGGCGCCCCCAACCTCTATTCGAACACATTCCTGTCAGTCTATCCCGTTTCTTCGAACGTGAATACGCCTCCAAATTATGTCTACTATGACTCGGTCGCAACTCTGGCTATTCAGTCAGCCGAGCTCAAGATTGGTGGGCAGTCCATTGAAACTCTGACTGGTGAATACATCGAGCTATGGAACGACCTGAACGTTACGTACGAGAATCAGCCGGCCCTCAAGCTTCTGACTGGCAAGGGTGACACGTCGACCCAAATCCTCACAGCCAGGACGTATTACGTGAATTTACCCTTTTATTTCTACAATAGACCCGAGCTTGCGATACCACTGGTGACGCTCGACAGACAGGATGTCGAGATTCACGTCAAGTTCAACACATTCGATTCCCTTACGGCGATCACCGGAGTGGTGAATCCCACGCTGGACGCCACCATCATCACAGAGTACGTGTACCTTTCCGAACCAGAAATCAACTGGTTCAGGACGAGCCGGATAGAACAGGTCATAACCCAGTGCCAGTACGGGAATTTCAGACTCCAACCCAACTTCACGACGGGCGTGTTTGTCCTAGACTTTAAGAATCCGGTCCGTGAGATGTTCTTCGTTGTGCAGGTTGATGGCGCGGCCGCTTACGACTACAGCGGAAATGGGCTCGAGAGCATAGCCATGAGCTTCAACGGCTATGAGGCTATGAGCGCCAGTACAAATGACGCCGTCTCGCTGGGGTCTCTCGAACCTTTCAACCACTATCCAAACTTCCCGACTCGGCAGTTTTACATGCACTCGTTCTGCATGACACCGGGTTCGACCGCCCCTTCTGGGTACGTGAACTTTAGCCGTATCAAACAGGTCCTGATGACGCTGAATACCAGTACGAATGCGCTCGGTCGCAATTTACGATTGGCTTTTGTGAGTCATAACGTTTTGAGATTTGAAAATGGTCTGGCCGGGTTGATGTTTAACCAGTGATCAAGAGGAGACGCGAGTCCGAAGGACTCGGGTCTCGCGGAAGCCTTTGCGGAAGCCTTCGGCATAAGTAAGCCCCGAGGAAAGGGCGTCTGCGACGCCCTCTTTTTTCCTCCGAACTTACTAGAGATGGCCGCCCGTGCCAATTTAGCATCCCTCGGCAAGGAGGATGTCATCTTGAGCGGGGAGCCAGAAGTGACGTACTTTATCGAGCAGTACAAAGGTCATGCACCTTTTGCCCAGCGTGTCGATACTGTGAATTTTGAAGCGGACTACGTGTACTTTGATGCCGAGTCATATGCCGTTCTGCCCCGGTCGGGTGATCTCATTTCAAAAATCTATCTCAAGGTGAATTTTCCTTTGGAAAATCTGGGTACAGGCTCTGTCCGTGACTCTGTCGGCACATTGATGATCGACTACATAGAACTGTACTTGGGGACCCAACTCGTAGAGCGCTTCTGGGGAGAATTTTTGGCTCTAAAATGGGACCTCGAGGTTCCGCAGAGCAAGCAAGGAGCTCTGACGGGTCTCGTGGGGAAGGGAACTCAGACACCCGCCCGCACTTACACGGTCCCGATCCCATTTTCGATCCTCGAAAAGGGTCTGCCGATCTGTGCATTCAAGGATGAGGTGACGATTCGCATGGGTCTCCACCCTTCGACCGTGTTCACGGACCCGCCAGTGGTCATTTCACCGCCGGTCAAGATGGAGCTCGACGTGGAGTACACGTACCTGTCGGATTCCGAAGTCCAATTCATCAAGTCCCATCCCCATCTGTACTCATTTGAACAGCTCCAGAAGAATGAGTTCTTCGTACCTCAAGGGATTGACACCATCACATGCCCTTTGACTATTATCAATCCAGTCAAGGAAATCTTTGTGACTATCCAGAACGACTCAGCGTCAGGGTACGACTACTCGAATGTCGCGGGTGGTTCGACAGACCAGTTGTCGAACATGGTCCTGTTCTTCAATTCGACTGACCGAATCTCAGCCGACGTCGGGACTCCAATTTTCCTCAGAAATATACAGGCACTCGAATTTCATACACGAGTTCCCAACTACCTGTTCTATATGTACTCGTTCAGCCTCGACCCAGAGTCCGTTCAGCCCACCGGTAGCGTCAACTTTTCACGTATAGACCAAAAGAACCTCGTCTTGAATATGAATCCTAGTCAGGCGAATAGGTACGTGACCATTTACGCCCTCAGCTACAACTTCCTGTCGGTTCAGAACGCGACAGCCGAAGTTATATTTAAAAATTACATCTCTTAGGAATGGTCGAGGCGGCTGCGATGGACATATTTCTACCGGTCATGGAATCGGCTGTGGTTCTGGCGGCTCACTACTGCAAGGCGGCCGGTCGGGATTGCGTACAGGGCGAGGACATGCGCATAGGTTTGATGTTTGCGGCTCGAAACGTGGCCGGGAAGCACCTGGGGACTCTGTATCCGGAGCTTTACGAGGAGTCAGACGAGTCGCGCAGCGACTCAGATGGAGAAAGTGAGGACTCGGGCTCCGGGTCGTGGGAAACGGTTTCTGATGGGGAGGGAGAGGACGAGGAGGCGGACGAGTCGCACGGCGACTCGGACTGGTGCCCCTACACAGGCACAGATGATGAAATGGCCCTGAAGATGAACGAGTGCGCCGAGACGTGGGACGAGTGGGAACCCGAGACGCCCGCAGAACGTGCGCTCAAAAACGCAGTAGACAAACAGAGAGAAGAGTAGTACATGGACTGGGAGTCCGATGAAGAGACTGAAGAAGAGGAACAGAAACCTCAGTACTCCACTATCCTTTCAGAAGAGGAATACGAGGACGAAACAGGGCCTGATTCCTACGAAAAGGACCCACTTCAGGACAATTTTGAAGACCCAGATCCCAGCCCTGAAATAGAAGGTTGGGATCCACGCGAGGCGCACAATTTTTTTCGACTCACTTAGTAACAAATGTCCGCCGCTCTCTCTGGTATCGCTCTCCAGCTCGAGGCTCAGTCCGTCAATGCCATCATCGCCGGCTTCTCGTTCGCCAGCGCCATTGCGTGGATGGACGTGGTCCGCTGGGCCATCAGCCAGATTGTCCAGGTGAACAAGAACGGCGGTCAGTATTACTTCCTGTCGGCCATCTTCACGACCCTGCTGTCGGTCGTGGTGTTCATGCTGGCCAAGGCGTTCATCAAGAACGTTGAGGTCAAGGAGGCCCAGGTGGCCTATGCAGTTACCCGCGCGTGAGGGGCACGACCTTTACGGGGACTTGAGCAGGCACAGTTCCTGCGGAACTGGGACGGGTCTTCCAAACAAAAATCAAACCTAAAATAGCGAGGACGACCAGCCACCATTGAATCTTGGGACGAGTGGCCTCCTTCTCAGGTTTGGGTATCTGGAAAGTCATCGCTTCTACAATTCGTCTAATCTCGACGTCTTGTAGAGGTGGCGGGGGAGGGGGTGGACGCTCCTCATCCTCGCGGACATGAATTCTGAGGACAAATGCGTTCGTGTCCCAACCCCTGAAATCAAGCGGACTTCCAGACTTGTCGACCCAGCGGACGGTCAGGCGCTGCAGGCTTGCGATGGGTTCTGGGTACTCGACGGACACAC